TAAGGGAAATCCAGTTAATACAATTAGGGATTCTCTTATTATGCTAGATGAACTAGATTATACAAATCCTGAGCTAGATGGTTGTGACATGAGCCATAATGAATATCTAATGAAACAGGAAGAACTAAAAGGCTTCCATGGAAAACTAGATATATTTTACGGTGACAATGTTCAGGTACTAGAGATAGATTACTCTATGTGTATAGAAGATTTTGAAAAGAATTTAAAATTTGATATAATATGAAAACAAAAGAAGAATTGGTAAAAATATTTGAGGTAACTCTAGAAGCAATTAGAGTAGGAGGATATGAAAACATGAAAGGAGACTGGGTAGATTTAGAACAAGAAGATCTAAAACAAGGATCCAAATTTTATGTTACTACCCCTGCTCTTCAAACCTCTAGACTTCCTACTTATGATACCAGAGTGTATGTTGTAAATAGAGATACATTTCAGGAAGCTAGATCAATGGGACCTGATTGTGCTGTCTTAAATATGGCATCTTTTAGTAGTCCTGGTGGCGGTGTTATATTTGGAGCAAGAGCACAGGAAGAAGAGCTTTGTAGAAGAAGCAACCTGTATCTTTCTCTATCTAAGTATGACCCTAGATCCTATAAATTGGGAGAATGGGATGAACCTGATAAAACCTATCACTATCCTATTCCAGTTTTTGGTGGTATCTATAGTCCAAAGGTTAGTGTATTCAGATCAGTTCTATCATATTCTTTCATTGATTCTCCTTTCCAGTGCAATGTTATATCTGTCCCTGCTGTAAAAAAGCCAGAAATAGATAGTAAGACTGGAGATATGATTTCAAAGTATGAAGCTATTATGTGTGGGAAAATTAGAGCAATATTTAGAATAGCTCTAAGAAATAACATATATAAACTTGTACTAGGAGCTATGGGTTGTGGAGCTTATGGTTGTCCTCCTAAACATGTAGCTAGACTATTCAAGAAAGTATTGGAAGAGAAAGAATTTAGGGGGAAATTTAAAGAAATCTGTTTTGCAATTATAGATGATGCAAAGAAACAGAACCTAAGAACATTTAGAGAAATATTTTGGGATGCGTATAATTAAGACAATGTATGGACTAGACATCTAGAAATAAATTGTACTAACTATGATAAATGGGGAAACCCTATAAATGGATATAATATAGTAGATATTTGTCATACTGACGATTATAAAGAAGCTATATTTAAATATTTACAGAGATCAGAATCTATAGAAAGTATAGAAGATGTAAAACATGGTATAGAATTAAAATATCCAGAAAATGAATGATTACATTAATAATGTATTAAAAAAATGAAACTATCTATAATGATGGAGAATCTTTTAGAAAGAAAGAAAAATCCGATTATTTTAAGAAGAAGTTGACTGATAAAAAATATAAACAATTTGAAATTAAAATAAAATAAATATATGTATTATAAGCTATTTCCATTCTTTGCAGAGAAAATAACCATAGAACCATCTATACCTGTTAATTTCTTTACATTGAATAATTATGAGGATAATAAAATAAAAAGGATTGTATTATGTCCTTCTATTGAAGATTGTCTATGTGCTGTAAGTAAAAACATAGATTATAAAATACTTGCAGTATATACACCAGTAGAATCTATAACATCTTTTTATAAACCGACAGAAATAGATTGCATTGATAGTAAAGTAATGCATGAAATATGGATTAAAAAGCCTATTCTCTTAAAGTATATTGGCTATGTCGATGTTTCTGCTGATTCTTATGAGTATGGTACTATTAATATTAACAATAGTACAATTCCTCTATACACGTGGAAATATACATTTCATAAAGACAAATTACCATTTAAATAAATTAATTAATAAAATATTAACAAACGTGATAAAGAAATTCAAGAATACTTGGTTAAAAGATTTATGTGGTATTGAAGTGATTGACATTACAAGGCACATGGATTTTGATTTAGGAAATGCTATTAAATATATACTAAGAAGTGGACATAAAAAAGATTCTAGTTTATCTGATAAAGATAAGACAATAGAAGATTTAAATAAAGCTATTTGGTATATTAAGGATAAAATTAATATGATAAAAAATGAATGCGAAAATAATTAATACCATAATAAAATATGGTGGTGCAGAAATTAGAAGTAATTATACTAATACTCAACGAGTATTTAATACTGATAATTTAAAAGTTCCAATTAATAATTTAATGGAATTATTATATTTATATAAAAAATCAGATGATGAAGTATTTCCAACTTTAGATAATGAAATTAAATATAGTGTAATTAATCATACTATATGTTCATAAGTGATAACTATCCAACAGGAGCAGAGTTTGATCCCTCTGCTCCTTGGAATGAAGAAACAGAACCTAAGAACATTTAGAGAAATATTTTGGGATGCGTATAATTAAGACAATGGATGAACTTCTTCAGGATAATGGAGAGTTCAAAGATTATAAGCTATGTTTTATAGACAAGATACCAGAAACTATCTTTGATTATACTGAGGAAAGCAAAGAATATATGTCTAGATCTGATTACTCTGTAGAAAAGGAGAGAGAAAAGTATGGTGAATTATACAACTGTCCTTATATCAGAATGGAAGATCTACCAAACCCAGAATACTCAGAAGAGAAGTGGACTAAATTTGCTTACTTTACTGAGAAAGATCCTAAAGATGTAGATGGGGAAGACTGGCATCGTGATATTTATGATTCAGGAGAGTGGGATGAATGGGGAGAACCTTATGAAACAGAAAATAATATCCTCCTGGTTAAATTCAACTTGGAAGAATATAGTTACGATATAATATTCCCTCAACAATGTGTTCAAAGGGTTAATGTACATGATATAAACAATGGATTTTGTCCTTGGATTTATGCTAAAGGGGATAATAAACTTCCAATTAGTGTAAGAAGCGGTGTTAATCCATATGAGTTTGTACAATTGATTGGTCAAATAATATAAATAAATAAACTTATGAAGAATTTTCAAGTAACAAGTTCAGAAGATAATAAAAAATACTGGATATCTAGATCTATTGCTGTAGTGGTTATTCCAATTATAGTAAAAAATAAAGATAGCCTATTTAAGAAGAAAGAATATTACTTCCTTACTGAAAAAAGAGGTCCTGGTTGTCCTGATAATGTAGGAAAGTATGTATTTCCCTGTGGTTATCTAGACTTCGATGAGACCTTAAAAGAAGCTGCAGCAAGAGAGGTCTGGGAAGAAACTGGACTAAAGATTGATCCTAAAGACTTAATGTATGCTGGAGTAAATGATAGTCCTAAAGAAAACAGGCAAAACGTAACAACTAGATTTGTATTGATCCTAGACTATGATGAAATTTCCAGTAAAATAAAATCTGGAGAAATTAATATAGATTCAAAATCCAGAGGAGGAGAACCTAATGAAGTAGACGGGATTATTGTAATGCCGCTGGATAACTTATATTCAAGACCAGATTTATGGGCATTTAATCATGCAAACTTAGGAAAAAGAGCAGTTAGATATTTGGATATAATCAAGAAAAATAAGTCAACTGAGATAAACTTATAAGAGTGTTCATTTTTTGTAAGTTTTTCTCATTCTACTACATACATAATTTATATATAAAGGAGCTTACTAGTAAATTAGTAAGCTTTCCTTTTCAATCCTTAATAATGTGAGAAAAATAAAACATATGAAAAAGAATAAAAAAGAAGATTTTTATTTAACTAGAGAACAAGCTATTAAGTTAAATGAATTAAATCTAAATTTCAGAAATGCTAGTAGTTATTTCATTAACTTCTCATTATGGGATGAAGATAATTGGCAGTTTATAGAAGATGCAAATGATGATCCACGTTCCAATAATCCAGAGAATGAATTTGAATATTGGGATGTAATAAAAACTCTAAGCAATAGTGAGATCTTAGAATTACTTCCAGATCATATTAACTATCCTAAGGGAGAATATAGATTAACTCTTAGAGCATATGAAGCTGGTTATTGTGTGGATTATGTTAAATATAGCGATCTAGAAGAAAAACTACCGGGAAATAATCCAACTCCTCTACTAAGAGATGCCCTATTTGAACTTCTTATATGGTTATTAAAAAATAGATTGTACGATGATATTATTATTAGTAGCTCTTTATGTTAGTGTAAGCATTATAACTTTTATATTGCTAATTAGAGAGGATAGTTCAAATCCCATACTTTCATTACTCCTAGCCCTATATTCTTGGATGGCTTGGATTTGTCTGTTAATATTATGGGTACTAAGAGTTGTAAAATTTTCAGATATAATTAAAATATTTAAATCAAATGAAAAAACTGATAATATGGGAGTTTAAGAAAATAAAATATATATGTTCAAGATACAGTAACCCGACCAGAAAATTTGTTATAGCATTGTCCTTAACTTTGGCCTGGCTATTTCTTATTCTAGTGTCATCTATGATAATTGGATCAGCATGTATATAAACAGGTTACTAAAAAAGGAGATCAGAAGAATAAAAGATATAATAGACAAACATTTTGTTCTTGTAACTATTGTATCAGCTATCGGTTTTGGATTAGTAGCTTTAGTTATTATGTTGAAAATAGAACATATATATTAGATGGATAAATTATTACGAGATGAATTTAAGAGATTAGGAAAATTTCTTAAGACAGATACAATTATAGAGGTAGTTGAGTTTATATTTTGGCCAATTATTCTTGCTACTACTATTATATATATTAGTGTGTTTGAAATAGATAAATGTCGGGAGGATGATAATGAACAAATTATTAAAGATTGAATTTGAGAAATTAGGAAAATTATTATCTAAGATAGATATTGAGACAATCTTACTTATATATGCTTTTGTCTTTCTAGGATATATAATTGTTATATCCCTTATTGAGTGATGTCTTTTATGAATAAATTATTAAAGATTGAATTTGAGAGATTAGGAAAATTTCTTAAGACAAGCAAAATTGTTGGAAGCATTAAGATAATAGGTGGATCTCTTATTATTCCCTTTGTTTTGATATATCCAATTTATTGGTTGCAAGAAAATACCAAAGAGATGTACAGAGATAAAGCGGAATTATATAACTATTGGGGATATAAGGTAGAGCCAAACTATGAATCTGTTAATAGTCTAGAACAATCTAATGTCAGACTACCGGTAAAGATAATTAAGGAGAACTATTCTTATATATTCAGGAGAGGAAGAAAAGAATTAGTTCCCATGATTGAACTATATTTGATATTTCCTAGTGGAGTTAAACGGATGATTAATTATAACGCTAGAGAAAAACTGACGATATATGAAAGTAATGGAACTAGTCCTCCTTTTGTCTCAGGGAAATTTCAAGACATTCTAATAGATAAAGGAAGAGAAAATAATATCAATATTTATAAATAATGGAATACTTAGGAAAAATGGATAAAGAATGCATTGCCCTATGTGATGCACTAAATGAACTAGAAGGAGTAAGAACAGTAGAAAGTTGCTGTGGACATTTAAAAAATGTTTATAGCATATGGTTAAGAACTACTAATATCTATTCCCTTAGTCTAATTGCTAGATCTCTTAGTAGAAGATATAGTGGTACTACTCAGGAATTTAAGATAGAAGTAGAAAGTGAAGATGCTGGTTATCCTGTTTTTTCTTATTATCTACATTCAAAGGAACCTTATAAAAACTTTGAGGACATGAATTATGATACTAAGAAACTAATAGAAAATTTAGAATATTGGAAACAAGACTTATTTAAAGATCATTTTAATGGAAGAACTGATTAAACTATTTTATATAATCTTAGTTCTGGTTTTCTATATATTGGGAGGATTAGTAACATATTTTATTCTCCTAGATAAAGTGGAAAATAAGAACATTGGAGGATTAAAGGAAGTAGGATTATGCATTTTATCTATATTATTCTGGTGGTTTATTATGCCATTTTCAATAATCTTAGATAAACAAGATTAGGTTTGATTAGAGAGGGAAAATAAAATTCCTCTCTAATTTTTCTTCCTTAATCCTTATTTATGAAATGAAAAAAAAATTATATGAAAAAATTTTGGAATAAATTAATTAATAATATTGAAGAAATAAAATGTAATTTATTTCTAAGGAGATATCGGCCCGGGGATATTTTCATTCATCCGGTTTATGTAGGAGTTAGTAGACGTTGGATTGCACAAGTTATTAGAGTGTTTTACAATGAGTCTTCTAATAGCTGGTACATTTTGTTTGTAACAGGAGATAGCATAGAAGGAAAAGTATGGAGATTAGGGCAATTTAGTGTTTTATTTGGAAAGAGAAAATCCGACCATATAGACATTAATACAACAAACCTAGAAGAATATATTAAAAAACATTATCCAAAAATATGAAAAAAATTAAAACAAAATTTGATTATTCTACTTATAAGAATAACGAAAATGACTACATACTAGAAACATGTAGAGGAGAAAGAATAATTAGTATAATTAAGTCCAGTTCTGATCCAGTACAATATTCTTTTAAGACAGAAGAAAAAGAATTACTGGGAGATGATTCTGCTATAATTATGTATCAGATCATTACTGAATATGGTGACTTTATGACAAACGATGAGGGGATAACTTATATTCTCGGTTGTAGAGAATGTTATGCCTCTATAGATAGACTAAATCATATTGAGTGTGACTTTGTTGCGAATACATCCAATAGTAGAATAGCTACAGATGAAGAAACTATAAGATTAGCAACTGAATTAAGAGAACAGCTAAATCTTGTTTGGAATCCGATTAATCTTAAACTGGAACCAATAAGAACAAGCATAGTTCCAAAGGAAAATAAAATTACAGGTCCATTTAATAGGGGAGATGTAATCGTTTTTGACGGAGAAGGAATTATAGCTATTACAAAAGATAGTATTGGTGGCAGCTTATATCTATATGTTAGAGATGGAATTATGACTAAGGACTGTAGATCTAAGATATATTGGGAAACTCCTAGACTTGGAAATAGTTCACACATGGAAAAACTAATGGATTCTCTTCAAGATCTAGGATGTTTCTGGAATAGATTAGAAAATAAACTTTACGAATTTAATCCAGATGATCTATGTCTAATGAAAAAATCAGGTCCTAACTATCAATGGACCTTATGTAGATTTAGTCATGTTCATAAAAGTAAAAATACACTTTCCCTTAGTAGACATAATAGTTTTGTAGCTGAAGGAGGAAACTGTTTTAGATATTGCATACCATTTATAGAAAGTACAAAAGAACTAATTGGAAAAAGCGATGAAATTACTTACTAAGAAGAAACAAAAAGAAGCTGCAAATATTCTAGCAGAGATTTATTTAGAATTTGGTGAACTAATTAATCTAACAGCTCTTCCTGAAAATTTAAAACAGGGAGCCTTAGAAAGATTAGACTGGAGAACAGATAAATTTGCTAACATTATTGGTGGGAAAGACCTACTAGATGAAGCTAAATATAAGAATGTAGTTAGTAGAAGCATTAAAAAATCAATTAAATTATAATAGAACAATGTATGATATCCTAAAAGACCTATGTAGTTGTAAAGTTTTAGAATTACATAACATTGGAGAAAGAGCTAAGGCAATCTATTCTCTAAAAGATTCTGAGTTTAAAATGTGGAACAAAACCTATAAATTATCTGGATGCACAGAGGAGGAACTAAAAGACTCCGAGGGTATCTATAATAATGGAACTCTCTTAGTAAATGATCCTGGTAAGACAGAAATTACTCTTCTTCAGGATTATGGAACAAACTTTGGAGACATGGAAGAGGATGGAGAAGAAGAAATAGAACCAGGCCTATTTGATTGGGGATTTGATTTTAGTCTTGGTTTTAGTAAGATAAAAAATAGTGATACATACAATTTACTCCTAGTAAGTCCTTTCCTACTAGATAAGAGAATTCTAGTAGCTTGGGATTTAAACTATACCTGTAAATTTAAGATGGATGAATTATTTAGCAGCAAAAGACCTTACTATTGCTATTTTTATAGACTAGTGGGAGAAGATGACATTTATTTTAAATTTAATGCTGGAAAAAATTGTGAAGGAGAATTAAAATTATCTGGAATTAAGGTAAGTGATATAACAAGCCTAGATTATGTGTCAGATAAAATTGACTTTTACAAAATACACTATACAGAACGGGTAATAACCGAGGAAGAGAATTATATAACATATGACACCTTAATAAGAGATGGGTTTGATTATTCTAGCTCTTCCGATAGATGGAGAAAAACAGTAAATGGAAAAACTTTAACTATAAATTCTGAACTAGCTGATGGTGGAGTTGGAGTTTGTCCAGATGAAGATACTTGTCTATTTACGGTAAACGAGCTCGATGAATATATGAAAAAATATTTTGGATAATTTAAATATAAGAAAGAGGGAACTTGAAATAAAGATTTCCTCTTATTTTTCGCCCATGATTCCTTATAATTGAAATGAAAAGAATTAAAATTAAATTATAATGTCAAAAGTAATTATTTTAATAATTGTATTTTTCTTCATTGCCTGGAATTTATACAGGTTATTTGGAGAAGTTTGGTACATAAAAATACTAGGACGGGAAGAAAGAGAAAAAACTGTTTGGAGAGTAGCATCTAATTTTATTATAGCTAAGAGTGCTCTAAATAGTTCTCCTGAAGATGCAAAATATCTAGTGGAGGTAAAAGAAGAACTATTAAATAATTCTTTAAAGATAGTTAAGTCTATTTCTGGAGATTCTGGGGTAGATTCTTTTTTAAAATTGGTTCACGACTATGTTAATTGAATGTGTATTTGACTTAGGAAGCTTAAATGAATTAGAAAAAATGGATCTATTTGATAGATTAGAGAATATTGGATATATATTAAGACCTTCTGGTCTTCCACCTATAGAAGAAATGTTAGATATTAAAGGAAATAAAATAATTGATAGACCTTATATTATCTGCTTAGGTGGCGGTCTTCCTAATGTTTCATTCGCTTATGGTAAAGACTCAGTTTATTTACGTGGTATATATGATTGCAAAGATAATATTAATTTATTCTTAGCAGTATGTGCCCTAAATAAAAACACTGATAAAGATCAATGGTTTTGTAATGATACCGGAGAGAATTGGAGAAAATGTGAAAGATTAATTGTACCTGGTAGATTTAAACAACCAGAAAAAATAAAGAAGCATCCCCTTAATAATTTTCCTTTATGGAGAATAGGAAAGGGAAAATATCTTCACAAAGCTTCAATACCAGAATTAGAAGAACATTTTAAATAATAAAAATATGTTTACACAAAGTTGTTTCGTTAGAAAATGCAATAAGAAATTAAGAAAGAAACTAAGAGACTTGGGTTACTTAGACAATACTTGCTTTAATTGGCTTAAGTCAGTAACTCTAACTCTTGGAGATAATTATTATACTTATGAGTCCTATGATGACTTTAGAAATTCTCATAGTACTGAATTTGTAGAAAAAGAGTGCATTGATTGTGGAAATAATGAAGAATTGTTTTTAGCTATTGCAGCGCTCAGAGATGATACAGATGCTGGTCAATGGTTTGTGGACGATAAGGATTCATGGGAAAAGTGTAATTCTGATCTCCCTAGTCATTATATGCAAATGAATGGAAATAAGGCTACAGTGGAAGAATTAATTAAAATGTTTGGACCAAAGATAATATTAATTTATCCTTAGCAGTATGTGCCCTAAATAAAAACACTGATAAAGATCAATGGTTTTGTAATGATACCGGAGAGAATTGGAGAAAATGTGAAAGATTAATTGTACCTGGTAGATTTAAACAACCAGAAAAAATAAAGAAGCATCCCCTTAATAATTTTCCTTTATGGAGAATAGGAAAGGGAAAATATCTTCACAAAGCTTCAATACCAGAATTAGAAGAACATTTTAAATAATAAAAAATATGTTTACACAAAGTTGTTTCGTTAGAAAATGCAATAAGAAATTAAGAAAGAAACTAAGAGACTTGGGTTACTTAGACAATACTTGCTTTAATTGGCTTAAGTCAGTAACTCTAACTCTTGGAGATAATTATTATACTTATGAGTCCTATGATGACTTTAAAAATTCTCATAGTACTGAATTTGTAGAAAAAGAGTGCATTGATTGTGGAAATAATGAAGAATTGTTTTTAGCTATTGCAGCGCTCAGAGATGATACAGATGCTGGTCAATGGTTTGTGGACGATAAGGATTCATGGGAAAAGTGTAATTCTGATCTCCCTAGTCATTATATGCAAATGAATGGAAATAAGGCTACAGTGGAAGAATTAATTAAAATGTTTGGACATAAATCTGTATACTTAGAAAAATGTATATTTATAGATAGTAAATTAAAGGAAGTATTGGACAAATTGAAGAGTCTTGGTTATAAAGAAAAAAATACAACATCAATTGATTTGAAACAGTCTGATGCAATAATAATAGAAGACGGGGAATACTATTTATCTACAAAGTGGCTTATAGATAATAGACTTAGGAATAGAAAAAGCTATATTAATTGTAGGTATAATAAAGATCTATTCCTTGCCCTAGCTGCTAAGAGAAATGATACAGACAAAGATCAATGGTTTGTCTTAGAATGTAACTTGACTGACTTAGTGGGAAATAATATGAAGCCATCTGGAACATTTGTCTTGTGTGATAAAGATACTTGGAATGAAGATTTCCTGGAGGATGGTTCTCCTAATCCCTACTCTAGTAAAAATATTCCTGCACATAAAGCAACTACTAAAGAACTAATAAAACATTTTTTAGGATGATAATAGCACTTTATATAGTAGCTTACTTATGTGGTGTAATAGTTACAATCTTACTATATTGCTTATACTGGAAATTAAAAGAATACAGTTGGTATGAGATAGAGGAGCCTGATTTAGAATTTGGAACTAGACTACAAGTAGCAACAACACTTAGTCTTATATGGCCAATTTCTGGATTGTTTTTAATATTTGTGGTCTTAATACTTATTGTTGAATGGATACCTAAAAAATTATTAGGATGATAAAAAAGGAAAAATTTATAGAATTAGACAATGGTTATATAAAGTCTCCTCCAAAAAATTCTAAGAAAAATTTTAAGAATAGTAAACCAGGAGATACTATATTTGTATATCCTAATGATCAAGAAAAAAATATATATTCGGGAGGATTTATGATTGGTAAAATTAAACTCAATCCTATAGAAAATGGTTTTATAAATTTAGTAATAGTTGAAAATAATACTAAGCATGAATTCCATTACTATATTCCCCTAAATCACTTACATGCTACAAAGGTAAAAATAAAAGGTGACTTCTTGTTTTTATCTTATAGGACATTTAAGAAATATGTTAAAGAAAAATTAGAAATTCTATTATCAATACAAAATTTATTATGATAACAATAAAAGAATGGAATAGTTTATCTGATCTTACTAGAAAAAGAATAGTGGGAATTGTGTTTTCTAATTATCCTAGTGATTTTAAAGAAGACCTATCTAAACCATTCCACCATAAATTTTCTTATATTGCAACTGGTTGGGGTGATGGAGCAACATATGAATTAATGCTTAGTCACTTAGTTAAAAATAAAAATTTAATTAAAGTAGAAATAAATATACCAATAGAATGAAAAATAAATGGCACACTGAATACCTAGAACCAATAGGTAGAGATAAAGTTATAAAAGATGCTGTCCTGGGTTGTTATAAAATGCTATATGCAGCCTCTCAGCCTAGTGCAGATTTCGACGAACTTATGAATTTGTCTAAAGAAGGAAAAGAAGATGAAGATTTTCCATTCTACAAACAACATTACTTATCAGAAGAGAACTATGACTATATAATCAATATGTTCTTGGATGCTTACGGACTAATAGATGGTTGGGAAGGAGACTGTGATATTGTATTAGACTATCTAGAAAATGGAGGACATAAAGATATATATGTAACTCCAGAAGATGGTAGCCCTAATTATAGAAGTCAAACCAATACTCCTCCCCTGAAAGATCTAATAGGACAAGATAATGCAAAAAAAGTTACAGACTTAATAAGAGATTGCAAACAATATTATAATAGAAATCAAAATGAAAGTACATTCAGATTTAATATTATGAATTGTAGTCCAACCTCTGATAAAAATTCTGTACAGGAATATTGGAGAAGCAAAGGACAGAATATAAAAATAGAAGATCTAGATATAGTCGAATTACTATATCCGTTTTAGAAATTAATAGACATGACTCAACTAATTATAAAGTTGGGTCATTCTTTTCCGTTCCTTTCCTTACTTATGAATGAATTTAATAAACAAAAAAAAATGAAAAATTTTAAATTAAAAGTAGTAAAGAAAAGTTTTACAACAAGAGGTGATGTAACAACATGCGTCTTAACGAGTAAAGTAGTGTTTAACCATAATTCTAAAAATAAGAAAGAAGTGCTGATTAATGATTTTGTTAATAGTGCCTTTGTTCATATTGGAAAAACTTATGGGATAAACTCAGACAGTACTATTACTACAAAGGCTAAGACTACTTGTATAAAAGGTGATACCCCTGATAAAAAGACCGGAGAGTATTATGCTTTTAGAAGTGCCTTAAAGAAAGCAGTAAAAAGAGTAGACAGATTCTCTATGGCTATATATGACTTAGGAGATAGTATATGTGGATTTTCTATGTCTTTCTCCAATAGTCTTAAGTTTATGAAGGACGAAGACTGATGGGAGCAATTTTGACATATTATTTCATGATCGGAGGATTAATCTTCGCCGCAATAATATTAAATCATTGGATTAATAATGATGGTTTAAAAGATATTAGAGTAGAAGAAGATGGTAAAGTCTCTGATCTATCCATGGCAATTATGTTATTTTTGTTTTGGATAATAGGAATACCTTGGATTATTCTTAATGGCTTAGTATCAAAATTAATAGATAAGAAAAAATGAAAATTAGTCTGTTTTATATAATTGTTTACATAGTAATAGTTTTCCTAGTTTATATTGGGATAATTATTTATTGGTCGGTTAAAGGAAAGACTTATGAAGAACTTTCTAAAAGCAAGGATGATGAAGCTTCAGATATTGGGATGTCTATATTTTTGTCAATTATTTGGCCTTTATCTACGATTGTAGTAATTATATTGAGTATTTGGAAATTACTTAAGATAATAACAAAAATAATTCTAAATTGGAAATGGATAGTATGACAATTATTTTAGTAGGATATTTTATAATTGGATTTCTAATATTTTCCGGATTTGTAGTTTATTGGAAGACTAAAGGAATAACATATGAAAATCTAATTAAGCCAGAAACTTATAAAGGGGATATAGATGTAGACTATTTAGACTTATCTATAATCTTATTTGCATCAATATCTTGGATATTTAGTATTCCTATATTTCTGGTTTGGTTCTTGATCTCATACATTATGAAACGAACACTTGGAGAAAAATAATATGGAAAACTTATTAATAATTTATTGTGTAGTGTCTTTATCAATTTTTATCTTATTAGAAATTATCAGACAACTATACACAGAGAAATCAGAAACCTTAAGTGAAATTTATGGCATATCTGGGTTTGATCTCAATTGCTTTATTTCCTTAAATTGGTTTGGAGTTTTAATAGTTTACTTATATAATAAAATGTTTAAAAAATGAAAAAGATTATTTTAATTAGCTTAGTTAGTTTAGTTCTTTTGTCAATGTCATCTTGCAAAGAGAGATTTTCTGACGGAGAACGAGTAGGAACAGTTACTAAATTCTCAAAAGCTGGAGTTATTTGGGATTCCTGGGATGGTATGCTGAATATAACTCAGACTGGAATGAATAGTAGTGGCGATCCTTTTGAATTTAGTTTTGATAATGATAGATCTGATCAAGGAGCTCTAATTGATACAATGATAGTAGCTCAAAGAGAAGGATGGAAGATTAAGATTAAATATCATCAGGTTTGGGGTGCTAAGAATGTTTGTAACAATAGAGGAGAATCTGATTATTTTGTGGATAGCATAGAAATACTTGATAGAAATTTTGCAGATCCACTAAACAGAAAAGCAGTTGAAAAGGCTGTCTTAGGAAGTAAAGATAATCCAATTCATGTAGTAATAGATAACAAACAATAAAGGTCTTATAAATAGATAGCTCAACAGTTTAAAGTTGGGCTATTTATTTTCCTTTGACTTCCTTAATTATGAAACTAAATAAAAAGATTTAAATTAAAAATGAAAAGAAAACAAATTATTTATTATGTTTTAATAGTTGGATTAGTAATAGTCCTATCTAGCTGTTTGTCAGGAGATAAAACAAATACAGTGCCTGGAACTACTATAAAGGTTGAGAATTTCATTTATAATGGACATAAATATATAATGTTCGGAAATTATCAATCAGTAGTTCATGATCCAGATTGTCCATGTAAAAATAAATTCTAAAAGATATGAAATTAGAAAATGCTAAAATAGATGTAGAAATAATCACAAAAAGTTCTGACTTAGTGGAATTAAATAGATTATATGGAAAGTATTATCATTTTAAAATTCCAACAGAAGTAGCAGATAAAGATGAAAGATTTGCAGACGATGAATGGCTCAATAAAATAAAACCAGACATTTTTGATAATCGGGATTTTAAATTTATTTCTATCTTAAAAGAATACGGAATGCAAGAAATAGATCCAAAATATTTAGACAAAGGCTATTCAGAATACTATACATATGGTAAAGGAAATATTATGTTTGAAACCGGAACTGTTTATCTAGATGAAAGAGATGATATGCCAATAGCGGCGGATAATTGGAGAGATAGTTTCTTACATAATTACGGTGAAGGATCTTGTGAGGTTGAAGAAGATGTTGAAGAAGAATCAGATGGAGGATGTGAATATATTTTACATGTAACCACTAATTTTAGAACTCTAGTTGACAATGATCTAGCATGGGAAGTTGATAGTATAGCTGATAACACTGATTCTCATATCAAAAGATTCTGTGCAACTATCTCTACATCACAAAAGAATTGTTTAAAACTGATGGGTCTAAGAGAATTCACAGTGATACGAGAAGAGGAAAGCTTAAATGAAAAAGATGAGCTAACCTATATACTTCCCAAAGAACTCAACCTACCAGAGGGAATATATACTCTAGGAAAGGAAGATTGTAAGTGGTATGTAGGAGATAAAAAATTGGAGAATACAAATGACTTAATTGATCAACTTCTCTATATGACTTATATGAACGAGGCGAGTTTCTTCTATACTAGATGTAAATATCCAGAGTCTTTATCAGGAAACATAAAAACTAAGATAAAAGTTTATGGTCTGGAAAAACATCTGGATAAGTTAAAACAAATATTAGAGTTATGAAACTAATAAAGCCATCAATAAAAATAATAAAACAGAAGCCAGGACTAGAAGGCATAGAAGAAATGGTTAATCTAGCTAAGTGGAATTCTAAGACACCAAATGAAATCACTTGTAATAATTTTGGTATGGTATATCTTAAATTTCCTAAACACTTAACTAATATATCTCCATTTCCCTCTGATCCCTCCACTACTGTGTCTAATATAGTTGGCCCATATAATTACACAGCTACATCATATGGAATAGTGAAACTTCTAGCTGCTGAAAGTTGGTTAAAGTACTTATGTGATAAACCAACTCATTTTATGAAGAAGACTTGTGCAGAAGTAACGGTAGATAGAGAAACTGCACTAAGACTCTTAACAATCAGTAGAGATGTCCTAGTTTCCTTCAAACCGATACCAGATGACATGGAGGAAGTAGAATATATAATACCAAAAAGTTTATATGATAAGTTGCCAGAAGGAAATTATGATTATTGGGATGGTGATTGGTGTGATACTGAAGATATGAAAATACTATATGGAAATGCAGATAATATAAAAGATCCAGTAAACGATTATCTATTCTCAATTCAAAGAGATGAAACTGCATTTAAGTCTCTAGTCTATAATGGAGTAAAACCAAAAGATGCAATTAAGACTCTTTCGCTCTCATCAAGTGTTACATTCCTAATTATTAGTTGGGATTTTATATTTAATACTAACTTAAAAAATATATTGGATGAGAAAGATTAAAGAAATTATTTGTAATGTATTTTTTATAGTAGGGACTTTTATAATATCGCTAATGGTAGGAGGATTACATATAGTAGATTCTCCTTTTCATATATATGTTGATAATTATAAGAATGTAGTAGGCTTCTGGTTAAACATGATAGTCTTTATATTTCTCTTAAACATCTATAAAAATTATAAAAAATGAGCTTAGAAAATAGATGCATTTTATGCAAAAACTTAGAATGTCCAGTAGAAAGAAGTCTTGATCTTCATTTCTATTGTAAACTAGATGGAGTGCTGAGAGAGGCTACTGATTACTGTGATAATTTTGATCCTAGTGTTAAAGTTAGTATAGTAAAGGATAAATTAAAATAGATAATAAATGCAAAAATTAAAAGACAGATTCCTCTACGACATAGGGTTAATCTTAGCAATATGCTCTTATCCTTTTCTATGGGTAAGTGGTTTAATAATTAAATTAATTTTTAGAAATGGCAGGAATTGATAAAACATATGTATCTAAATATTCAGACTATAAAAGATACTATGATTGGTGTTTATCCAAGAACTATGAGTTTAGTAGACTATATAATGGAGAATTATTGACATCATACTTTTATATCTATGATGAAGAAGACTTTAAGAATAATACTGATCTTCCTATCTGCAATACTCCTACATATATGGACATCTACCTAATTAGAAATTGTCCTCTAGAATTTGTACAGAATAGATTAAAGGAACAGTATTGTAGTGAATATACTAAGATAAAAAACTATAATTCTGAATATGACAATTTTAAGATGGATAGAATTGAAAAGAAAGACTGCAGATTTACTGTAACTTGGAATAATAAATTCTGTAAATTCAAAAAGCCTTGGGGAACTAGGTATTGGTGGGTTCAAGTAAGAGATAGTGGAAAATATAATCTGTACTATGATGAAGAATCCGATTCCTGGGTTGATCCTAGAGAACTTATGCCATGGAATACTAACACAGCTATGGTGAAGAGCTTTAAATCACTAACTAGAAAAATAAAAAAATGGAGATTCCCAGAAGGAACTGTTTTGAGTGTGACTGGTAGATATATTTGTGACAGAATGACAGTAACAGTGAAAAGAAAATAAAATATAGAAAGGAAATGTAATAGTTTCCTTTCTTTTTGCTTCTCTGAGGAACTATTAAACCTTACTAATGAAATCTAATTAAACATTAAATTGGTATGAAAGAGTTAAAAATAACAAAAGTAAGACTGAAAAATTGTAATTGTTCAGTTAAGAATAAATCAAGATTAGAAAGAGTTAGACAAAATCTAAAAAAATTCTTCGGTTGCAATATTGATGATATCCTATTTGAATATGATACTATTGAAACTGGACAGCCACCTAAATCCCCAGAGTAAAATCTGGGCTTTTATTCCTTACATATGAAATTAAATTATACTTAAAAAAATTATTTAATCTATGAGTAAAAGTTTAGAAAGAAAAATTCAGAGACTTAAGAAGTTTGATATTAAAATTAATGGGCTTCTTAAAAAGTCATATCTACTTGAAGATGAGAAAGAAAATTATATATCTGAAAAAATAATAGAGGGTCTAGGTCTAATCGGTAAATGTGTTAGAATAAATCCAGACCCTACAGATTGTTTTAATCAGGTAACTACTTATATGAAAATTAAAGAAGTAGATCTAACTAATAAAGGAAAAGATCTTATTATAACTGGTTGCTTGTTCTCGTGGATAGTAGATAAAACAGATCCTGAAAATACTAGTGCACATTTTTTTGGAGATAATCAATATATCTATAGTGGACAGGAAAGCGATGATGTAGTTAATTTCTTGGAACAAAGAGTAACTAGAATATCTAAAGAAGAATTTGGCACTGTCTTTTCTGCTATGACTAATGATATAAGAGATTTTCTTAAAACTAATATCTTAACAAAATGAGAGAAATAAAATTTAGAGGACAAGATGAATTTGGGTATTGGCAATATGGGGATTTTCAGATCTTTAGTGGAATGATTTTGAAGATGTAGACAAAGATACTATTGGGGATACTATGATTGCAGAAATATATGAAGGAGACATTATAATTACAAAGATGAATTAGTAGTTTGTATATATTCGAAAATTTTGCCGGATTCTTTTTAAGTAAAAGTAGGAATAAAAGATTATTATTTTCTTAGAAGGATGACAAAAGAGATCTAAAAATAGTTGGAATATAGTAGATCACTGATATGATACTATGATTGCACTAATAAAGAAATATATGAAGGAGATATTATAAATTACAAAGATGAATTAGTAGTTTGTATATATTCTAAAAGTTATGCCGGATTCTTTTTAAGTAAGAATAGAAATAAAAGTTCTGATTATTATTTTCTTAGAAAGGATGAGAGATTTAAAAATAGTTGGGAATATAGTAGATAAATCCTGATATGATAGATACTATAGAACCGGACTAGATTATGGGAAAATCTTATAAAGAACAAGCCACCTATGATTACTTACATGATAGAATTATAGGATTAAAGGATAAACTTTTATATGGAGTACTAAAATATTTCAAGAAACGAAATTTTCCTAAGTGGGAGAGTTCTAGTAAAAGAATGAAAGATTATAAAACCAAAAGAAATAATTATGAGTAAGAGAGAATTGATGTTTGGATTAGGAGGAATAATAGTTGGAGTAGCTCTGACTAAGTTATACTCCTATATAATTGCTAGTAAAAAGTCAGACCTATATTTAAGAGGTTGGCAAGAAGGCGAAAACGATGAGAAGTCTATTTATCTGCTAAGTTCAAAAGGAATAAAGCAGATATATGAAGATGGTTGTAAAGGAAAATAATAGTGTGGGGAGAATAAAATCTCTCCACAAAATTTCACCGTCTAGAAAGCTTGGTAAATCCTTATATATGAGAGTAAAGAGTTGCTCAAAGGAAGATATTGATCTGATAAGACCCGAGAAGAAAGGGATCAGATCGTAATGATCTATCCCCATGCAAACGCTCTCAGCGGGGTAATCCCGCTTTTATTTTTTTTTCTTTTGGAAGTAAAAAAGATAGAGGAATTTTATATCCTCTATCCTTTAATTTTTAGACCTATAATTGTTTTACTAGGTCCTTTAAGTTTTTTGCCTCCTGTTCTCGCACAAGAGGTGTTTCACTAATGGCAAAGGGAGACTTTAATTTTCCCGCCTTTGCCTTACTCAATGTTTTTTCTGCATTGAGTAAATTCCTGGCCGCTTCAAATATCTTAACGGCCAACTCTTCTTTTGTCAATTTAATCATATTCTTTTTATTCATAACATATATAAGGAATAAGTCGTAATCTTAGAGGGTCAAAATTCTTCCACCTAAAAAGTAGAATAAACCCTTATATGTGAATAATATAAATTTAAAAAATAAATAAAATGGAAGAAAAAATTTGGCTGGGTAATGCATTTAGCATCCAGATGATATCCGAGAAGACCAGAAAGTCTGGTTTTCAGGTGAACTTTATTCCGGTTGAAAAATTGCCGGATGTAAAAAATTTAGAGAGTGCAGTAGGTCATGCTGACCTGGCGTGCATTTTAGGAGTAAAGTATAATAGAGCCAGCATTGTCTTAGAAAAGGGAGATTATATGTACATAGTCCAGGTGGTCGGAGGTCGATTGCCAGAGGGATGTACAGAACCTCCCGGAGGGGACAAGATTGGAATACTTCAGGGTAGAAATACTCTGACTTGGATAGAAAGAGATAAAAAATCTCTTTCTTTTTTTTGATCTTGTTTACAAAAATGGGCGGGGATACTTTATATTTAATATTACTTTTAATTATAGTATATGAGTGATTAAGAAGTAATCACGAATATACATCATATCTTTATATATATTATAATTATTTATATTATTTAAAAGTATTAAAATATAATATCTTTATTTAGTAGATACCTAATTCAATTTTTTGAAATTTAGTTAATTTTTGCTTCAAAAAAGAAGGAAAATCCTTATAAAAAAGGCTAAAATATACAATTTATTTTATAGATATGTTAAAGAAATTGATCAAATTTCCAGAAAATATTAGATATTTTTCTCAATGGAAAGAATTTAGTTTACCTAATTATCCAATTATCTTAGATAAAAGATTACCTGGATGTGGTTTTACTGATTATTGTATTACTAATAATCAAGATTTAGTTCTATGTAGTCCAAGAAGAATTTTACTTCAAAATAAAACTGAACAACATAGTAATGATGTATTTTGTATAGTCAACAATTCTAATAAATTTGACTTTGCAAAACTTTCAAAAGATTTAATGTCTTATATCAATTTTAGACATTCATCAAATCTTCCTGCAAAAATTCTAGTTACTTATGATAGTTTTCACACTATTAAGAATATACTAGAATTTAATCTAATTATACAAGATTTTCAGATAATTATTGACGAGTTCCAAAGTCTGTTTAGCGATAGTAATTTCAAAGCTGTTACAGAAATGAACTTTATTAGTAGTTTATCTGATTTAAAAAAAGTTTGTTATGTCTCAGCTACTCCTATGATGGAAAAGTATCTAGATCAATTAAATGAATTTAGTTCTTTACCTTTATATGAGATTGACTGGTCTAATCTTACAAATTATAATAAACCAAAACTTACTGTAAGGATTAGTTCAAATTTATGTGGAGTTGCTAAAAGAATAATTGATTCTTATCTATCCGGTAAATTTGAAAGACAGTTTGTAGGTAGTAATTTGATTGAAAGTAAAGAAGCAGTTTTCTATGTAAATTCTGTAACTAACATTTGCAATATTATTAAAAAATGTAATCTGAATTATCAAGACTGCAATATCTTATGTGCAGTTACAGATTATAATATTTCTAAAATTGCTAACAAATTAGGAAAAGATTTTACTATAGGAAGAGTTCCACTTAAAGGTGAGCCACATAAGATGTTCACTTTCTGTACTAGAACAGTATACTTAGGGGCAGATTTCTATAGTACAAATGCAAGGAGTTTTATTTTTAGCGATGCAAATGTTAAGGTTCTTGCTATTGATATTTCTCTAGACTTACCACAAATTTTAGGTAGACAGAGATTAGATGAAAATCCTTGGAAGAACGAAGCAGAATTTTATTATAAACCGAAATCAAAAAATGATACTACCTTAAGCGAATTTAAGGATAAAATTAATCAAAAATTGCAAAGATCTAATCATATAATTGGTATATTCAATAGTTGTCCAAAAGAATACTTAGATAGTCTTTTAAGTATTTTCTATACCTATATAAAAGAACATGGGTATGAGAATGATTATATCTCTTTGGATCTTAAAAAGAATGCTGCTACTTTAAAACAGGAAGCTAAACCGGTTATAAATAAATTGGTAATGATATCTGAACAAAGAGCTTTTGATATGCAACAAGTAGATTATGCAAATAGATTGAGCATATTAGAGAATGTGAAGAAGGTAGCTGAAGTAGATAATAGTGTAAATGAATTTCTTAGTAAATTTGAAAGTATAACTGGATTTTATGCTAAATTAAAATATCTTTGCGAGTTTGGAAAGACAGCAGATAGATATTTGATAATGGAAATTCTAAATCAAATATCCGATCCACGCTTCAAAACCTATTACTTATCTCTTGGTCCCGATAGATTAAGAGAACTAGGTTATAATATTACTTTAATTCAGAAAGATCTAGACGTTAAATGTTTTGATACAGATATATTAAAACAAGAAGTAACCAAAGTATTTGAGGTTGGAAAGAAATATCATTCTAAATTCATAAAGGAAGAATTAGGAAAAATATATTCAAATATTGGTTATAAGAAAAATCCTATTTCTACAGATATACTTCAATGGTATAATGTTAAGATGGGAATGTATGTAATAGGAGGACATAAACAAAGAGGATATAAACTAATTTCATTAAAATAAATAAAAAGATAGGGATGTAAAAAGTCTCTATCTATTATTTTTCTTCAAAAAGCACATATCTAGCTTTGGACTCCTTATACTTGATGATGAAAAACAAAATAATTATATTAATATATGAATAATAGTAAGGAAGAAAAGATTGTGATTCAAGCTCTATCAGAAGTAGAAGCTTGTCGTCGCAGACCTGGTCTTTATGCTGGAGATGTTACTAGAGCAGATCTTTTGATTCGTGAGTGTGCGGATAATAGTTGTGATGAGATTTCTGCTGGTTATGGTGATACTATTCTAATAAGTAGTAATCTTAATGGTTACTGCTTTGTAAGTGATAATGGTAGAGGATTGCCAATTGAAATGAATCAAGACATTCCTGGAGTTACCTCTGCAGAAGTATCATTCACCAAATTTCATGCTGGTTCCAAATTTGAGGGAACAACAGTAAATAGAGTTGGTATGAATGGTGTAGGTTCTGCAGTTGTATCAGCACTATCAGAGATATATATAGTATTATCTAAGATTACTGAATATAATTGGAATAAGTCTACACCAGAGGTAGCTAAAGTATGGCAATCCGCTGGTCCTAGAAGTAAGAAAGATTTATTCTATATAGTAGCAACTCAAAAGGGAATAAAATCTTTTGAATCAGCAGGTAAATTAAAGGACTTAGAAAAATTAATTTTTAAAGGAGTAAAAAATTTTATTAGCCTACCAGAGGGACAGAGCACAATAGTATTATTTAAGCCTGACCCAGAAATATTTGAAGTACCAGAAGCTAGTATTCCTATTAATAACTTACAATACTTTCTCTTAATACAAGAAAAGTTTTATAATAAGAAAGTAGGAATATACATAGACGGACAAAAACTTAATAACACATTTAAACCATATAAGTTTGAAGTGCTAAGAACAGTGGTCCCAAAAGATACTTCATATAATCCAACTGTTTCAATATATCTTACACTAGAAGTAAATCCTAACTTAGGAAAATGCTCTAGTTATGGTAGTATAAATGGTTTGGATTGTGGTAGTGGTTATCATATTAATTTGGCAAAAAACTTATTTAAGACTGCACTGAAAGATTATTATAAACTAAAGTATGACGATTATCTCTTAGAGGGATTGGACTTTGGTGTAATAATTCTAGCAAGCGAAGTTAACTTTAGTAGTCAGACAAAGGAAAACTTAAAGGCTATTACAAAAGTTAAACCCGAAGATTTTAAGGATGTAATAAAGGATATACAAAAACTATTCCGAAAAGATCCAGATTATTGGGATTCTCATATAAAGAGACTTGAAATGCTAGCAGACAGTATGAGAAATATTAGTGCTATCGAGAAAAGTCAAAAAATTATTGATTCATCTAGTGGAAGCGCATTCTATAAATCCAAAGCAAGTATGGTGGATGGATTCTCAGATGCAACAGCTGGAGCTAATGATAGATGGAATTGTGAACTTTTCTTATGCTTTACTGGAGAGACTAAGGTTCTTTTATCAAGTGGAGAGAATATATCTTTCGTAGACTTGGTTAAAAGAAAAAAGGAATCTAATGTTCCTTTGTTTACCTATTCTTGTCCATGTAAAGAAGATAGATCTATAAACCTGGCAGAAATATTAGAGGCTAGAAAAATAAAACAATCTAGTCGAATATATACAATAACACTTAGTAATGGTGAACACTTTAGATGTACACCAGAACACAAAATATTATTGTATACTGGGGCCTATTGTAAAGCAGAAGACCTAAAAGTAGATGATATCCTAATGCCGGTATTCTTAGATAAGTCTACAAGCAGAGTAGTTAAGACAGAAAAAGCAGACCTTATAGAGGATGTATATTGCCTAGAGGTAGATACACCAGAACATAATTTTGCTTTGGGATGTGGAGTATTCGTATCAAATTGCGAAGGACTCTCCCCAGCAGGTTCTCTAAAAGCAGCAAGACAAGCAGCAGACGTAAAGTATTGTGCTATAATGCCGCTTAGGGGGAAAGTCTTAGATACTAGTGATTGTTCAGCAGAAAAGATGATGGACAATAAAGAATTCTTTACAATATTTAGTGTCTTAGGCCTAGGTATTGAAGCTAACTCTGTTATTAAAGATGCAAAAACGCCAGAAGAAGCTTATATGATCTTACAAAAAAGATCAAGGTATGGAAAAATACTAATAAGCTGTGATGAAGACGTGGATGGATTAGCTATACGAAAAGGAATCTTGTATACTTTTGCCAAATTTGCAAGATTTATGATTGATTTTGGTTTAGTGTATGTTGCTGAATCTCCAATATTTGAACAAGGAGGTAAGTATTATTATGCGTGTGATCCATTTGATAAGTCAACTGGATTCCCTATAGGATTAGTACCGAGCAGGCATTTTAGACGTTTTAAAGGATTAGGTTCTCTTGATGATGAAGATGTATACAAATCTTTCTTTGACCACAGTACTAGAAAATTAGTACAGGTAACTCCAGATTATATGGATTATGCAATGGGGTTAGTAGAAGATATTGATAAAAGAAAGAAGCTTCTATTTGATGAGGGAGTACTAACTAATCCATATAACTTTACAGATCTATAAAAATGAGAAAGAAAAAAGAAGAAACAGTAGTAGTTCAGTCAGGGCCTACTAATTTAATAAGATCAATTGGTGAAATAACAAAGGATGCATATATTCAGTATGGAGGATATGTAGACTGTAATAGAGCTTTACCTGACTTATCTGGTCTTAAGGTTAGTACAAGAAGATTAATATATGCTTCTATGCAACACAGTAAAGGCCAAGATATACCTACGCATGTATTGGTTCCAGAAATAAGTAGATGGCATCCTCATGGAACAGTTGGTGTTGAACTTACTGCATCACACTTAGTTAGATCTGGTATATTCACAGGACATGGTTTCTTTGGTTATACTAGTATAGATGGTGTAGTATCTCCTCCAGCTGCAACGAGGTATACTAAGATGAGGTTGTCTGATACTTATTGGGAATTATTAGGGGATGTAGTAAAGCCAGAGTTTGTAGAGTTTAGGGAAAGTCCGCAAGGAGAACCTGAACCTACCTACTTACCCTGTCCACTACCATTTGCTCTATACATGCCTATACAAACAATGGGACTCGGTGTTGGAGCTAGAACAAATATACCTAGCTTTAGTCCAGTTTCATTATTGGCTGCTTATAAGAATAATGACCCAAGTTATCTTGAAAGTTCTGTAGATCTAATCTTGGATAAAAATAAATCCGAGCTAGTAAAACTATGGGAAACAGGTAAAGGAAAAGTTATTTATTCTTATAAGATCAGAAAGACAAAAAGTCCTGATGGAAATACGGAAGGAATTTTATTTGAGAGTAATAGTCCTTGTGCAACTGAGATATTTATTCCAAAGATAACTAGGTTTAACAAACTTATAGAAGATGGAAAAGTATATATAGAAGATATCACAGACAAGAAAGGACCTAAATTATTTGTAGGTAGAATTCCAGGTGCTAGAGGAGTTTCTGTTGATGATATATTGGCTATAGCAAGAAAGATTTGTTATAGTTCTATTGAGTATAACCTGTGGATTACTGATGGAAAGTCAGCTTTTAGAATACCTATGAGAGATTGGATAGATTATACTTACAAGAATTATATAGATCTAATAACAAAGGTAAATATGAACAGAATTCAAAGAACTAATTTTGATATATCTGTTAACTTAGCTTTACCTTATATAGCTGATTATATCTTGAACAAAAATCCTAAAGCAACAGACGAGGAAATTATGAAGAACCTAGGCTTATCAAAAGATGTTGTAGTCTCGGTTATGTCTAAACCTATCTCGTATCTAAGAAAAAATAAAGATACTTCGGATAGAGTAAAGGCATTGAAAGAAAAATTACGGGAACTAAAGAAATTTAATCCTGTGGTTTATACAGATAATATAATACCTAATTTATGAAAGAGAAATTTTCAATAGTTGATTGTGAGATAGATGAATCATTGCCTCTAGAGTGGACAAAAATTCCAGAAGAGTATATTAGTAAGATACCAGGAAGATACTTACACAATATTCTTTATGCTAGTGAAGATGGTGAATTAATAGAAAGTACAGTTATATTTATTGAACCTATTAGTAAACTCACAAAGGGAAGTACTAGAATAGAGCTTGATAAAATAATTGTAGAGTTATGATCTATTACGATTCTTCTTTGGCTCCTGTTATAGAAAGTATTTATCTAGAAGAGCCAATAGATAATAGAATCGGGTCTTGTAATATAATAGTTAATCCGGAGAATTTAACATATATCTTCGGAAAGACTATTATTATAAATGACCCGGACTATATTTGGAATGATGCTCTAAAACTCAGGGATCAAGGATGTAAAGTAATTTCTAGGATTTATACAGAGATAGAAGGAATATCTTACCAGCCCTATATAATGAGAATAAATATGTCTCTTATGTGGAATGGTGAGACAATAGATCTTGGAGATAAGTCTTTGCATATGAGAGAAATTTTAGATCTCTTATCTCAGGATGATGATCAGAAATTTAAATATGAGATTGATAAGAAGAGGTTATATTTTCCTAAGATAAAAACTAAGAGCGGTATTTATGATATTCATGGAAGTCTTGGTGCCTTAGGTTGGGCCTTACATCAGGTAGGTATAGATACGAGCAAAGATTGTAAATTTAAGAACTTAGATCTGCTCAAATTAGGCAAAGTTTTTAATTAAAATGCTCTTCTGAACCCCTGAAGTTCTTATATATGAAAATGGTTGTGTAAATCTGGTAGCACCTATCGTAAGAAGATGCTACTAGCAGAGAAAAATTAAAAATTATTATTAAAAAATTATTATTATTTTAAATTTAAATTTTATTTTATGAGTTACATTAATGTTAATGATTTTATATCGAAGCTGGAATCAAATGTTCCAGGTGCAAAAGGTTTTGAAAAGCAAAGAAAAATTGACAAGATTTATTTGAACGCACCAGTTAATTATGGTCGTTATCAGGTTTTGCCATTTCCCTCTGTAATTACGAATTTTCCATTTATAGATCTTCCGTATACTAGAGAGATTAGCATTCCAATTAAGAATGTTAAGAGTGATGGAACTGAATCTGTATACAATGGCTGGATTAAACTGTTGCCAATGAGTGCATATGTTCTTAAAGATGAGACTGGAAAACATCTATCTTCTAGCTTAACTGCAGCTGATGAACAATTACTTCAGCAGGCATATAAGTTGCATGAAGATCTATGTAAAGAGTTGGACCTTAAGGCAAATGCAGTAGATCCTGTTATTGGAAAATTGATTAGGAAGAAGAATTATACTCTCTTCCATGCATTTTGTGTAAACAAGTGGACTATAGATGCAAGAAATCCTGAACGTCAGAATTTTAGTGCTCTATTTGTAGCAACCTCTAGAAAATTATCGGAGGCAATCTCAGATGATATTTCTCAACTTAGCTTAGTAAATAGTTCTAATGATGGTTGGCTAGATCAAGTGTATAATAGAAATGCAAATGGTAGAAGCGGATTTTTGATGTTTTCCGTACAAAGAAATCCAGTAAATCCAGGTTTCCAATTTGGTGTTTCACATACAATTGACAAGGCTGATTATCTTAAGAATGTAAATATTGAGAAAGAGGATATTGATTTAATGTCAGATCCTGTTGAGACATTCTTAGGTTGGCAGTGTCCAAAAGATATTAGTAATGTTCCTTATGGTCAGAGACGACTATTTAATGCGGATATTATTAAGAAAGCTATTGATTTTATGTCTAAACAGTTGGCATCTATTAATATTGCCAAACAGAATGGAACAGACATAAAGGCAGCTATCTGTGCAACTAATGAAGAAATTCTTAAAGCACAAACACCTACTAACACTATGGGTCAGCAAACAAATGATCCTATGTTAGCTCAGATGGCAGATAAGGCAGCTTCTATGAATACGGTTGGTCAGAATAATATACCAACTAATCCACAGAGCGTAATTAATAAAAATTATGAGCCTTTCACTAACCCTCCAGCAGCACATATTGACCCTGTAACTTCAGCGCCAGTAGGTAATAATCCTGGATTTGGTGGTGGAAACTATCAGAATAATGGCTATCAAGGAGGACAACAGCAGTCAACAGCTATGCCACCGTTCACTAAACCAGCTTATGCAAGTGGAGGTTTTGGTGGCAGTGAAAATAAAACCGATGATCTTCCATTTTAGGAATAAGATCTAAATAATAATTAACAAAGAGGTAGAAGGAAAATTAAATCGTTTCTTTCTACCTCTAGTTTTTAAAGAAAAATTTGGACGTGGAGAAAAATTTTAAACTTAATAACTATGGGAAGAGATTAAGATAGATGTTAAATAATACAAGATATAAGTATGCCCTAGTAGATATGTCTTATATCTTATATAGAAATGCATATGCAGCCTCCGCAGGTAAAAATGCAGGAGACTATACTTCTGGAGATATTATTCGAATAACTATACAGACCTTGAACAAAGTGTCTAGAGATTATGGAATAACAGCAGATAAATTTATTTTTATATATGATAAATGGGATAAAAATCTTGGTGGTTACTATAGAACTTACTTGCTAAAAGGTTTATACAAGGATGATAGAAAGGTGAACTATATTACTAGACATGATATAGAAGCTATGAAACTAGATCCTAATGTAACTGAAAAACAATTAAGTGATGCTGAAAAGAAAGTATATTTCAATGAAGTATGTAGAGATGCCAAGAAAACAATGATTAGGGAGTTGAGAAATTTTGGTTTACCTAGTGTTGGCATAGAAGGATGGGAAGCAGATGACTTAATATGGTTATCTAGCGGACTACTTTATGATGATTCTGGAAACCAAAATATAAAATCCAATGTTATAATTACAAAAGATTCAGATATTCAGTATTCATTAACCCCTCAAATGGATTATTTTAGAATACCAACTTCTGGATCTATACCTGAAGTTATAACCTATGATACTATGTATAATACAATCCCTGATAGCTTAAAAGGTAAATTGTCTCTTTATAAATATAGAGCTTACCTAGAAAGTTTAGGGGATGGACATAACAACATGAGAAAAACAAAGAAAACCGGAGCAAATTCTGAAGCTGCAATCTTACATATCTTAGATGGCGATTATTCCGATATAGAAGATATAGAGGGATTTAAAACTCACTTAAGAACTTTTAATATAGGAGAATTTCCAAGATTAGAGGAAGCTAAGAAAGCAGTACTAGAACAATTCTCAACAATAGGTAAACTAGGTTCGCAGGAAGAATTTCATACGTTCTGTAGTACTTATGGGGTAGATGGAATAAGTGATAGATACTTTACAGAATTTATCTCTAGGTTTGACCCAAGATTATATAGTGAAAAATGACAAATATTATTACAGACGATGGTGAAAGCTGGGGATTTGATCCAGACACCAAAAGATTATTTAAAGACGGAAAAGTAGTTCCAGATACTGAAGCAGAACCAGTCTATGTAAACTTAGACCCTAGTGTTCCACCTGAGTTTTCCGGAATATATGTAAAAGCAATTAATTCTATTATCTCTCTATCTGGAAAGGTAAATAGAATAACTAACATTAATTAGGTATGGCAATCGGAAGTGTCTTAGGAGGATTGTTTACAAAGCAGTATACAATTGGAGAGTTGATGAATATTGACTCTAAACGACAGGGAAGAGCCTCCGCATGTCAGGTAAAGTTAGATCAGGTATTTCATGAACTACAACAGGAAAATATATTAGATAAGTTTAAAGCACTATTCTCAAAAACCTCAGTTCCAATTTATTACTTAACATTTAAATTTGAGGTAACTTCTGCAATAGGACATAATCATATCGTATATATTAGAACAAACCCTGATTTTTCATTGAAGAACTGGTCAAATAATAAGGTAAAAGTTTATTGTGATTGTGCAGATTTTAAGTTTAGATCTGCATATACACTAGATAAACATAATTCATTATTCAAGACTTCTAAAATTCAATCAACCCTAGGACAAGCAATTAGTGACGCACCAAAGAAAGGAACATCACTCTTATGTAAGCATTCATTTGCAGCTTTATCTTGGTTGATGAATAATTGGTCTAGTGTAATGAGAACTATTTAAAGAATGAGCAAAATATTAGCAATATCAGATATTCATATTCATGATTATCCACAGAGAAATCCAACAGAAAAATATAGATTATACCAAACTAGAATTGTAGCACAAAATATAATAGAGGCTGGAGCTAATAATGGTTGCGATGTTATTGTTATCGCTGGTGATATAATAGATAAATCAATAATAAGACCATATGTTCAAGCTGAAGTAAAAGGTTTCCTAGATAATATTATGTCTCATTTTAGAGTGGGATATATTATCTGGGGAAATCATGACCAAGACAATAAAGGAAGTGACCAAGACTTTACAGATTCTTGTCTATCTGTTATGCTTCCTCCAAATTTGTATTATGCAGATAGAAGAGGACTAACAATAGATGGAACAAGAATAGCATTTAGTAATTGGAGACCAGAAATTGATTTGTCTTGGATTAATGGAAAGGTTGATGTCCTATTTACACATGCAACTATAGCTTACTCAGAAAATGATATATTCACTAGCCAAAAATTAGATGAAAGTAAATTTGACTTGGCAATTTGTGGAGATATTCATAGACCAGCTACTATAGGTAAATATGTAAGTATAGGTATTCCCCAGAAATGTAAGATGGGAGATTCAGATGATCAGACAGGAATTGTTTATGATTGTCCTAGCAAAACCTATACATGGATAAACTTAAATCCACATAATAACTTAATGAGATTCCAATATACTCCAGATACTTCTCTAGAGGGCTGGGATCCAAATACAGGAATGTGGAGTGTATATAAGCCTCTTAATGTTGGTATGCAAAATGGTATTGGAGAAATAAAAATACCAGCTTGGAAAGAAATAGATAACCTAATTAATAATGTTATCTTATCTAGTGGTTTACAAGAAGTTCATAGCGATGTCCTAAAGAATATAAAAAATCTAGATTCTAAAGAGGTAGATTTTAACTTTGTCTTAACTAGATTCTATTGTAAAAATTGGAGAAGTATAGATGAGGCAGAAATATTCTTTAATGCACATGATAAGATCTTAATTACTGGAAAAAATGGTTCTGGTAAAAGTAGTCTTCTTAGTGCTATGAAATATGCATTCTTGGAAAATAGAAGCATTAAGGACTTTATACAATTTGGTGCTAAAGAATGTACTACTGAAATTGAATTCTTGTATCAGGGAAATTCATATAAGATTCAAAGAGGTAGTAAGAAATATGGATTCTGGATAGGAGGAGAATTACAAAAATATAACAATAAGAGCGAATTTGAAAAAGATATGCATATTAGATTCCCCTTTATCGATTATATGGACGTATACTTCTTTGACTCTGATCATCATAAATTAATAGGAGGAATATCACCAGAAAGAAAATCTGAAATTATTAGTAAGTTTTTCAAGATGGATAAAATAGATGCCTATAATGAAGAAGCAGAGATAATGCTAGGATTGAAAATAAAAAATGCTACTAAGTGGACAGAAGAAGAAAATAAAGAGGTTAAACTTCTTGATTTTATAAATTCTAAACTATCCGTAATTGTAGTACCAGGAATGAATGAATCTATGCTCTTGGCTAAAAGACAACAGGGATATGAATTACAAAATAAATTTAACTTGTATAATTCCTATATAGTCAAGACAGCAGATCTACAGGCTAAGAAGAAAAATCTAGAAACCGAAATAGTAGAACTGGAAAAAACTATAAGATCATTCAGAGACCCAGGTATTATAGAAGGAGAAATAACCAGTATAGAAGCATTTAATTCAGACATTTCCCAAAAATTTCAAGAACTGAGCAATATAAATTCTGACGGTAAACGAATATACGAAGAAAGACAAAACTTAGATAAAACTAAATTCTGTAGACTATGCGGACAACCAATTAAAAGCAGTGACCAATTAGAAAGTCATAAGGCAGAACTAGATAAAAAAATAGCTGAACTTATAGAACAACAGAAAATAGTTTATAAATACTTGGAAGATAAAGGGATTAGTAAAGAAATAGTTAAGGATGGTTTTGCTGGTGTAATATCCAAACATAATCAGGAAATAGCTTCTCTTATGTCTGAACTAGAAACCCAAAAAAGAACTACTACTAACTTCGAAGACTATAAGAGAAAACTAAGAGATGTAGAAAGTCAATTGGGAAATCTTGGTTCTAAGCCAGAAGAGGTTGTTCTTCCAGGAGATTTTATAGAACAAATGGGTAGAATAGAGTCGGATCTGGCTGTCTGGAAAGAATATAATACACTTGTCCTAGATAAACAGAAAAGCGAAAATAATATCCAGGTTTGCGAAAATGAATTGAATGGAATTAGAAGTAGAATAGCTGGACTTCAAGAATATATTAAACTTACTGGAACAGCTGGTAAAATATATGAGGAAATCTTAAATAATCTAGCAACTCAGTTTAGTGATAATCAGGTTAAATATGAAGTAAAAACATATACTGCCTATAAGAAAGATCACTTAGACTTAGCTTCCTATTTTATAAATAATGGAAATCCCGTCGGTTATCAGGCTTGCTCTAGTGGACAACAAACAGTACTAGATGTAAACTTCCTGTCAAAAATTATAACAGGAATGGGACTCTTAGTAATGGATGAATTCTTGAAACACTTGGACCCATTTAATCATGACCTGTGTATAGATGCAATTAGCCAAATGAATATAGGTTGTACAATGATCTCTAGTCATATGGAAAGTATAGCTGCATTTAATAATAAGTCACTGAAAATGGAACTAAATGATTCCGGAATAACTAAAATAACTTGTGAATAAACTATTATGAGCGATGAAGAAAAAATAAAAGATACATTCAGTAATTATATCTATTCAAAGGCCTATGTTCCAAAGGATAAGAAAGAGATACTAGAAGAAAATTATGACATAGATATAATAATTCCAGATCCTAAAGAAGGATTGGCAGGTTGGACTATAATATCAGAAGGTTCCACAAATCCCTTGGCAAAACCATATAATAACCAGATTATATTTGAAGCTAAAGAAAATACTTGGATATCAAATTTTAGAATCTTACTAAATTATTCATTTTATACTAGACTAATTATGGTTGATTCTAATTGTCCAAGTATCTTTATATCTGATCCAAAAGATATAGTAGATATGGTAAAGAGTATAGTGGTAGAATCAGATGACTATAAAGAACGATTTGACCCTATCCCTATTAGTACAGAAGAAACTTATCCCAGATATCTTACTTCAACTACAACTACAGCAGGATATGGATATTATGATCCTCTAAATTCTCTAAATTCTCTACATGTTTCTTCTAGCTATGTAACTGCTGATATGGCAAATGATCTAGTTAAACCATTTGCAGATTTAAATAATAAAATGGATACTAATAATGTTACCTATAAATTATAATGGACTGAATTTTGCCCTAGTGAAGGATAAGGCTAACTTCTTAAAGGAAACATCAAAGGAAGTCAGAGTTGTAGGAAACTTATACTATGCTTCTAAAATTTCCTTAGGTGTACCAGCAGATAGAGTTAACCTATATGCAGCAGAAGGAAGTAGAATATATAAAATAGAATACCTTAGTCCAAATCCTAATAAAGAATTAATTGGCTATGCTATTTATATACCAAGTGAAAGAAGACTGGATATATATAATGCACCAGATACAAGAACTCCTCTATTACAAGTAGCAGGAAAGAAAGTAATGTTTAAAAATTACTCTCAATTCTTGGATAGACTAGGACTAGATAATCTATTTAAACCACTGATTAATTTGCTATAAAAGCGAGCGAGAGAGATGATATACTAAAAAGTCATCTCTCTTTATTTTTTTAAACGAAATTAACAAAACACTCACGGGAAAGCTCTAGATCCCTATAAATAGAAGAAAAGTAATTTAGTTGTGTAGTTTACTTTTTTCTATTTTGAACAATAAAAGAATTAAAAATAAAAAATAGAAATGAAAAAATATAAATAGTAAAGATGGATGATGATTTTTTGTTAGATGAAGATGATGACCTCGAGAATTCAGATTCCTATGTTGGGGGAGATGATCAAAACGAGGACGATTCATTGGACGAAGGTGATAGTTCGTCTGGTGATGATAGTGGTGGAGTTGATGAAGATTTGTTAGATGATGATGTAATAGTTGAGGATGATTCTAAACCTAATACAGAGGCCGACGCTTCTGCATATAATAATAAGATGACATCTAAAGAAGTATGGCTATCATCAGCTTACAATGATATTATGAATGCTGCTAGTAAAGATAAAGATAAAGTAAGTGTAGGAGGCGCAGGTGTATTTGATGGATATATAATGGATGCTGTTAGAAGCGCTATTATGGCTAATCCAGTAAATACTTCTATGACTACCGTGGAATTTGTAACTCACGAATTCTTTAATGCACAAGGACACCAGAGAATCGTTAGTACTCTCTATTCCCCAGAACCAATGAGATCAGATGATATAGATGATAAATTGGGAATGGACGGAGACTTTTCATTTAACCAGAAGTATTCAAATGAACTTAGAAATCAAATAGCTAGATTTATCGAATTCTTAGCAACTCGAGATCTTAGCAAGGATTCCATAATTTCAAAAAGAAGAAAACAACGCCAAATCCCAGCCTTTATTATATTTCTATTCTCTTCTGGTTTGTATGATCTTATTATTGACTGCCCTACAATGCCGCCAGAATATGATGAACAAATCAAAAAAGCAATGGAAAGAATTAGTAAAGCAAAGGACGTAATAGTTGAATCTCTCGCAGCTAGATATGAGGAACATCATCGACCTAAAGTAGCTGAGCGTGTTAGAAAGTTAGGTACAGCATGGTTCGATAGAGAGCCAGCTGAAATCAGAACTTTATCAGAATACGCAGATCTTGGACTAACCCAACAGGATATTGTAGACTATAGAGAGTTTAGAAGCAAATTTACAAACGTCTCTAAATCTCTTACCCAGGATACAATCTCTGACATGATTGAAGTAGTCCTAGATAAAGATGCCGGAATATATGAAAGGCTAAAGGATAAAACTAGATCAGATGCAATAACAGACGTAAAACAAGTCTTTAAAGAATGGTCTAAAAATAATCCAGCCGATACTGAATTAGCTGAACATATAATTTGGAACGATATAAAAAAATAAAATTAAATAAATTATGGCTAGTCTTGAACTTTTAACCGATGATGACATAATCGACTATACTAGAAGTGATGGCAAAGATAGAGTCCTAAATAACCACAGAGACCTAAACTTAACTAAGAATATGGTTACACCTGTTCCTGGAGGAGTTTATGATACTGATGTTTTTGGTTCTCCTTATGAAGATAGATGCGTCTGTGGACATATTAGGAGACACTCTTCAGAACCTTGCCCTAATTGTGGAGCAAGAGTCCTAACAAAAGAAGAAGGACTAAAAAGATTTGCTAGAATAGAACTGCCTTTCTATTATCTGAGCGATATAAGATTCGAAATATTTAAAGAATTGTTTGATCAGATATTTGATGGGGTAACTATTAAATATAACTTCCAAGGAGACGATCTTAGAACAGACGGTTATGCTGGTAGAGGTGCTAAGAAGTGGGGAATTAAACTGTTTGATTCCTGCCAATTTAATTATAGTAAAGCTAAAAATACATTAACTATCTCAGAATTTATTACTGATGAAAAGAAATGTAGCTATGAAGGCTTGCTAGATATAATTGAGAAAAACTTTCCAGAACATCTTACAGAATTTAGAAAACTAATTAATAGGTATTATCTTGTTCTGCCTGCTAACATGAGACCATATTCAGTAATGGTCCGTAATGGCAAGAAGAAAATGAACTCTAATAAACTAAGTACATGGTATTCAATTATCATAAGACTTTGTTGCGTAGAGGATACAAAAGCAAATACCTCTAATTATAACGAAGTAATGGGAAGATATAAAACTCCTGGAGAAAGAGTTAGATATACAGCATTACTTAGAGCTTTACTAAATGCCGGTAAGAAACAAGCAACAGAACTACTAAACTCATCTAAGAAGAATGAATCTAGAAAAATATATTCTGTACGAGTAAAAAATTCTGCCCGTGCTGCTATTATTCCAGATACAGAATTACCAGTAGATGAATTAGGAGTTCCAACCTACCTAGCATATGAAATGTGTCGAGAGGGATTTATAAAATACTTAATGACTAAGTTGAATTTTACAAAAGAAGATGCAATGAAAATCACTAAGCAAGAATATGATAATCCTGAGACAAAAAAATTATTTAAAGAATACGCAGAACAACAAATTGTAATGGTAAATCGACAGCCTACACTTCATGAATATAGTATCTATGCCATGAAACTTAGACTGAAAGATGATATCGATGCAATTTCATATCCAATCGAATTATGCAGTCCTTTAACATTTAGAGGCATCTGAATAAGATGAAAATGTTTCAAAATGCTGGAAATTCTACTTTAAGAGAGAATCAGCAGTTTATTAGAAATAATAAATTCAACGACTACAGTAAAACACCGTGAAAGCGGATAATATAGTCTATTCTAGTATGCAAATATTAGTAATAATTAATTGGTTGTTTTAATAGAAAAGGAACCGAAAATTATAAAAAAAAGTAAACGCAGATTTTGATGGAGATAGTGTAAAACGTTTTCTATAAACTCTTGAATAAAGAGGGGACTAGAAGAGCAATTAAATAAATTGCTTAACTTTGATTGTGAACGGGGCATTTATCCACCCTAATAAGAGATAAATAAGCTCCCGTGCTTAAAGCTATCCATATGCATAAGTGGCAACGTTTATGTGTAAAGCTGGATGATATTCAGGCGAGATTAACCCTAGAAATGGGAAATGTAGTGCCCCAACCATGGGCAAGTTAAATAAGTCTGCAGCGGGAAGTTAGATATGGTGAGGATTAATTTAAAGACGAACTCGGGAATGTACGTGTGTAGTCGAGTGCATCTAACTGGTGTACATAATAAGGACGAAGAGAGTGTTTATCGCAGCTCAAATCTTAGTAATTAATGGGTAATTACTAACGGAAGAACTCCGGATTCTGACACACAGACTGAGCACCTAAGTCTAATTATATACCTAACGATCAAGGAACGTTCAAAACCAAGAGCTCTGTAAAAAGAGTAAGATTTTTGAGGAAGCAGTAATGAAGAAAGAAAATCGAGTCTTGGCATAATTAGGGGTGTAGTAGCAATGAAACAGTGATAATAAGCTGTGGAGCGAAAGCCCTAAGTCAAACTTATATGTAGTTAGCTAAATCATGATTTTATCATGAACTTAAAATAGCAAAACTATGAATAAAATAAAAAATAATTTATACAGAGAAATCGTGAAAAAAGGCAATATTCTTGCGGCCTTAAAAGAAGTAGGCAGGACACATGGACGAAATACTCCTGGACCTGATGGCATAACTTATGATAAATATATAAACAATAATATAGATTTTATTGTAAAGGATGTCTCAAGGTTACTTAAACATGAAAGAGCTACAAAGCCTAGAATATTAAAGATTACAACTGATGATAAAGTCAGACAAATTGGAGTTAGTAATATTAGAGAGCGAGTAGCACAACAATCCGTAAAAAGAATTTTAGAACCCGTTATTGATCCACTGATGAGCCCAAATAGTTATGGCTACAGAAAGGGCATAAATCCCAAAAAGGCTGTATCATTAGTAGCTGGACATATTTACAAAGGAAAAGGTTATGACTGGAGGTACATCAAATTAGATTTTAAAAACTTCTTTGATAGTATTAAAAAGCATGATGTCATAAAAGTTTTAATAAACAATTTTGGCATTAGAGAATCTAAACTTATAAGTTGTCTAAAGAGACTAATATATGGTGATGTAGGTATATCTCAGGGAAGCATCTTAGGAACATTTCTGGCAAATATAGAGTTACATGAACTAGATACGAGAATAGATAATATTACCTTTGATCATTTCAGAAGCAGCTGTGAATGGCAAAAAATAAGACAAGGAAAATGGGATGTCTATAGAAAAGGCAAAATAGGACTTGGTTATTTTAGATATTCAGATGATATAATTCTATTTACAAGAACTGATACGGAGGAAAAAGAACTTGAAAAAATAATTGCAGATTATTGTAATGAATTCTCATTAACTTTAAATGATGATAAATGTATATATGGAAAACTCGTAGGAAATGACCCTATATACTATTTGGGATTTATGTTAAAAAATGGGAAGGAAGGTCTACTAATCGATGTAGATAGTAGACAAAAATTCAGGACTGCATTAAAAAACAAGTTTAGAGTGTTTAAGAAAACAAAAGATGCTAATCCTTTATTAAGAACTATAGTAGGAAGTATGTACTATATGGATATTTGTACCAATATACAATGGTATATTAAATATATTGAAACATTATTTCATACTATAGTTGATAATAAAAGGAGGAATTGCATAGAGATGGTTAAAGAAGGTGGTGCTAGAAAATATTACTTGTACACAAAAGATGGAAAAGTAATACCATTCCAGCCATGGGAGTTGAGAAAAGGAACTAATGTTAGTATGCAGAAATATGTTATGGAACCTAGAGGTAGTTGGAATTATAGTCCATATCTTAATCTAGACGACTATAGATATTTTCCTGCTAGAATGATAACATATATTCCTAAGTTGAGAAAACGACAGAGGGATAAATGTTATATAACTGGAGAGAAACTGGTTATTGGAAATTTTGATGTTCATCACATAATCCCAACAGAAAAGGGAGGAAAGGATGATTATAAAAATCTAGCATTAATAACAAGAGAAGCTCATAGAGCTTTACATGGATTAACGGATGATTCTAAATTTAAAGATAATCCTATTTTCCAAAAATTAAAATCACGATTATAAATTAACTATAAAAAAGTTTGATGGAGCGCCGTATGAGGTGAAAGTCTCACGTACGGTGTGGAATGGGGGAAAAGTGAATGAGAGCAATCTCAGAATCTTACCTATCATTATCAGTTGCAATAACACTAGTACCAGAAGAAGCTAAGGAAGATACATATAATAAAATGAGTCCTCGATATAGTAAAATATATAAGAAGAACTTAAAACCTATTTTTGTATTTGACCACGAGACTTTGAATGGTGGAAATGTGGCAACAACATATGTATTTGATGATCTAAAAGAACTAGACGAACCTAGGTATTTTTATGATGATTATGCACAACTTTTAAAAGATGTAGAGGTAGATGAGAAGATCAAATGTGGTACTCCTATTACTTTTACAGGAGAAGTTGGTGGTATAAAATATCTGAATAAAAGAACTAGTTATGGACGTCTAAGAACTAGTAAGATCATTCAGGCAGATATTGATTTGATTGGAATATTTAAGAAACCTACGGAGGCACTTAAGGCAGGTAGCGCTGGGAAACTAGTTAGCTATTTGTACCAGTATAATGACTTTGTAGAAAAAATGAATGAACTTCAAAAGTTTTGGCTGAAGTGTGTAACTAAAGCTGGTGTTGTAACTTTTGATTTTAAAACTTTATACGTTGATACAAACTCTGAAACCTATGACAAAATTAGGGAGATAGCAGATTCTAGCGAGTATACAGATAAACAGAAATTGCTCTTGGTTGGTGGATTATATAAAAAATATGAAACTGAGATTGGACAAAGGTTTAGTGAAGACTTGAGAGAAGAACTATCTAGAGCTAATAGAGTAAAAATAGCCAGTATCCAAGATATAAATATGCCCCAGATGATTGTGTCTGGTGTAGATGAGAAAGTTGTGGTTAATAGAGGATCACTTCTATCTGGTCTTGGTGAAAAGGAGTATATGTATCATGCTGTAGAAAATAGATCGTTACAAAGTATAAAGAATAGTGGCGTCAATAGATAGGGGGCGCACTTAAAACCACATCTATTGCTGGAATGAATTAAAAATGAATGAGAAAGAAAAATAACTTTTAATTAGAATCAGCAACTTATTATGATGGACAAATGTATTAAATTTATGGCAGCTGCCGGTGTATTGATTTCCGGTATTGGTGAGCTTCTTAGACAGTTAAATGTTTATGAAAGCAACAAAAAATTAGATAGCAGTGTTGGTTGTTGTGGGACGAGTAATCCTACTACTGACTGTTGTTCTAATCCAGAGTGCAATAAGAAATAATAAGATCAACGACTAAAAATGTGGTGCCTTTCTTTTATGAAGGGCAATGGTATAGTCTAATCTAGAGTGAAAGCCCTAGAAGAATCCGCACAGAGGTGGTAGGGATAAAAAATCTACCACTGATGACCCCTAGGCGGAGACTTAACAAGACAGATTACGTTCTTGTTAAATAATTATGTGTATAAAAAGGATGGCGAAGACTTAGACAACAAAGGTCTTCTTATTCCTAGATACATAGCTTCTGGCAGAGTAGCACCTAATGGTAAAATTTATCCAGAAGTAAAAACTCAAAATGAAGATGACTTAGTTCCAGTACGTAGTATTGTTACAAAGGTTAGTGGAGATCCAAATATAGTTACTCCAGATCATCTAAGTCTTAAGATGAAACAGACAGACTTAAATGATGGTATGACTATTGGTATTTCATTTGGTACATCCTTGACAGAGAATATTACTCAGGGTCTTTTGGCATTAAAGCACGGAGGTCATGAGAGAGTTCAAAATCTATCAGGAAATCTGTATGCTCCTAAAGACTGTACATTTAGTATAGAAGGGAAATGGATTAATCTGAAAGTAAGGGGAGGTATCTTGAAATATCCGCTACCAAATAACTGGGTTGGTGTTGGTAAAGAGACATTTAAAGCCGGTGAATTAATTGGAGCAGCCTATGATACTACATCTCCTGCCTTTAGACTTAACGCAATTATTAAGTATGTAAGAGCAAGAGGTAGCAGTGGAGTCAAGTATTTTGAGAAGGATAATGTAGTTCTTACTGATTGTTTTGCTTACGAAGATGGAGATATACACTATACTGAAAATAATAGAGGAGGTATGAATGTTACTATAGGTACAAGAACTTATGGTTACAGTCCAGAGTCTATGTATTATTTCCCAGATGGTGCTCATATTAAGAAGTTTCAGAAGTTTTGTTCAGGAATAGTTGATATGTCTAACGTAACTCAAGATAATCCAAAAGATGTTGATACAGCTTTTAATATATTTAGGAGACAGTTCTATGTTCTAAATAATGCAGAATATGAACAGACCCATATAGTAGAACCTGGTTGGATGTCTGAGGAGATTTTGGAGATTATGTTTGCCGGTTTAACTGATACAAGTGTTGATCCAGATAATAAAGTAGTGGATAGCGTTAAATATCAGGGAACCCAAGCTAGTATTCTTGATAGAGATAGTTTCTTTACAACTCTCTCTTATGGATATAGTTCCAAGATAATGGCAAAGGCAGTTAAGGGTGATGTCAATCTTAAGAATGATGTCATGACTGAAACTGTTCTTGGATTACTTATGAATGATCAACTTGATTAATAAAATGAAAATAGAACTCGATATCCCATTTATTGAAGATGACGAGCTGAGTATAAAAATAACTATTAGAAAAGATGGGCAAGTACTAGTTAATCATACTAGTACCCCACCAGTTCTAGAAGAAAAGCCTCAGCCAAAGAAGAAAAAAGAAAAAAGTTCGGTTAAAAATACACCTCTTGATTCAATTGGTGGAAATTTCATGAATGCTGAATTTTAAAATAAGGATAAAATGATTAGTAATTATTACAACATAATACTTTCTTATGAAATCCCCTATAATGTACTAGATACTACGGAGCAAAGTTCAGTTGATGCTAGAGAAAGATTATTTACTAACTTAAAAGGAGTAATACCCTCAAGTAAGTATGAGACTTTTTCAGTAAAGCTGACTATCTTCCAATTAAAGGAAACTATGAATTACATTGTTACATTCAGAGCATTCTTTAGATCTATGGAGGGATTACCAATGGAAGAGTATTGTGAAGCACGCGATCTCAAAGATAATGCGAGAAAAGAGTTGGAGGACTTCTTTAACTCTATTGACTGTGACTTCAAACAGTTAAATATAATATCACTTTTATAATGTCGAACTTTAATCAGTATTTTAGAAACACCGGTGCAAAATTAATGGTAGATCGATTCTTTAAAGGAGTTGATGCCTACAATCTTAAACATAAGCTAAACATAGTAAAGTGGTTTATAGTAGATGACGAGATAGATAAGCCCGCATCTTACTATATAGAAAATTCTTTAACAGCCACCCATAAAGTCCAAATAGATTATATGGTAGATGATGGTCCAGAAATACTATCAACCCAATTTGAGGTTCCTAGAGAAATAGATGGTTCATTTATCATAGAGGGTGCTTATAGAATTGCTACTAATAGTTTAGGATCTGACTATGATTGCAGAATTCAGATGTCAGGTAGTATGCCTTTTAAGATAAACTTTGACTATAACAGACAATATGAAATAGCTACAAATATCTTAAGAGTAAAGAGGATAAATGAAGACACCGGTTATCAAGAGAAAGTGAAAGAGTATTCCTTTGACGAAATAGACAACGTTAAGGGAGGAGATAGAGAAGATCTAAGACTTAATGAGAGACAGCAGAAAAAGTTTCAGATAAAGCTAGATATAGATTACAAGCCAGAATATATAACTAAGAAATTAATTGAAGATTGCTTAGCTTATGGTGACGATCGAATAAAGGATCTAGTTATTGATAAAACTATAGAGTCTGTCCCTCAAGGATTTATTAATTTCCTGTTCAAGAGTGGAAAGGGTAAGGCTTTCTTTGCAACTAGAAGAAAGATTACTAGCTATTGGACAAAATTTAGTAAACTTCAAGACCCAGTTAATTCTATTACAATGTTGTGTAGAAAACACTGGAAAGGTTCTTCTGAAAATGCTAAGGGAGGTAGCGAAATACAAGTACCTCCAGGCATTAATGCTATAAATCTTCAGAGTATTTCAGTTAAGATAAAGATACCTGATACTGTAGCATATAATACCACTTTCTCTGATTTGATAGATATAGCAGATACTCCTATTAATCAAAGTAGTAATAAGATCAATGCGTTAACTGTATCAACACATATTACAGATAACAATGAAGTCTTATTTGATACAATGACTAAAGATTTTAAGAAGGTAACTATAGACTACTATGATTATCTAAATTCAAAGGTCGCTGCATCTGAATTTGTAGACTACGAAAAACATGAACTTAAGCCAGACAAAGATGGAAAAGTTGAAGTTAAATATAGGATGAAACGTAAGATGGTGGATCCTAGTGAGATAGACTTAATAGATCTACCACCTGATTATAGATTATCTGCTACATCTAGACGTATTCCTTTCTTGAATTATACGGACTCTGTCAGAATAGAAATGGGTACTGGTCTTTTAAAACAGGCTATACCACTTCCTAATGCTGAAAGACCTCTAGTAGATACAGGAAATAGGGAAGAACTAGAAACCAATATCTTAAATGAAAAGTTCACATACTCTGAAGGTAAGGTGAAAGCAATAAATGATAGTGAGGTAGTAATAGAACTTCCAAATAAAGATGAGGTTTCAATGCCTAGGAGAACAGCAATACAGAGTGATCATGATATAGATGTATTTACTGAGCCAAAAGTTAAAGTTGGTCAGAAGGTACATAAAGGAGATATCATAACTGGTGCCGTTGGTCTAGATAAAGAAACTTATAAATCTGGTATAAATGCCTTAGTCCTATTTCATGCAATGTTGGGATATGTTCATGAGGATGCAGTAGTAGTGTCTCAGTCTTTTGCAGATAAGATGTGTCATTATTCTTTAATAGATCTCTCTGTAGATATAAAAAATACAGAAGCTATTAAATGGATTGCTCCTATTGGTACTAGAGTAAAATTTCATGATAGAGTAGCTACAGTATATAGAACCTCAAGGTTGGATGAAGTCAATAAGAAAATGGCAGATCAACTTGGTGGACTATTTGGAGACATTAGCGAATATACTGTAGAAGGTGGTCTCGAAGTTCCAAATAATATAGATGACGCTGTAGTATCTGATGTATTATTCCAGGAAAACAAAATCCGTGGAATGAAGGGTAGAGAGGATCTAACATTTACCAGAACTAGTGATAAGGTTATAAAAGAATATGAGAATACTAAAAATAGAAAAATAATCTATGACAAGTATCCAGAATATATTGCATCTGATACACTAGATCCAGTAAACTTATCTGAGAAAGATGATAGGGTTATTTATACAGTTAGAATAAGATTAATAAAGACAACTAAACTAATGCCGGGATCTAAATTAACAAATAGATATGGTGGTAAGGGAGTTGTTTCTAAAATCTTACCTGATAATACAATGCCTATCATGGTAGATCCTAAGGGAAATAAGAAAACAGTTGATGTTGTTATGAATCCTTACTCTACTATTAATAGAAAGATACCATCCGTTCTTATGGAAAATTCTCTTGGCCTAATTTGTCATAGACTTAGAGACCTTGTAGAAGAATATAAGACCACTAAGGGAGGAAAAGAAAAAATAAAACCCCTCTTAGTTAAATACTATCCTGGTAGATTTGATAATATGACTACTGATGAAATTATAAAAATGCATGATAATACTACAATAGAAAACATGTATTATTTCAATGTTGGTAGTTTTACTTCAAAATTCTCACCAGATTCTATTAGTAAGTGGATGGAAGAATTAGGTGTAGAGCCTCAATCAAAAATCTTAATGCCGCAAAATCAAATAGCTGACCTAAAAGAGTTAAAAGAAAATCTCTCAGAGGAAGACTATAATAAAGCAGTATCTAAGATGACGGGAAAATATACAGAAGTTGATAAGCCTCTTATGTGTGGTTATGTAACTATGCTGGAAATATTTAAGATACCGTACTACGATGAGAAATCTACTTCATCTATGTTCTTCCCAGATGGAGACGTAAATCCATTTAAAGCTAGTCCAATCTTAGGTCATGGTAGCTATAGAAGTACCGGACAGAGTATTGGAGAAATGGAACTTTGGACATACTTAAGTAAAGGATCAAAGAAGTTTATAGATTATTCTAGAGGAGATACATATGCTCAAGACTCTATGGAATTTATGAATAACTTACTTGGTCTTGGATTAACTATTAAGAATGACGAAGGTTATAACATGGGAGCATCTAGTCTTAGAAATAGTCTAAGAGAGATGAAAGTTAAATTTAGACTTAAAAAGTAATGAGATATGGACTACAATGATAACACCCCTTCATGTTTAATGTTGGCGGCTAATTTGGATACCCCAGTCTCATTAGGAAGCATTTTTGAGACTGATGATCTAACAAGTGATACAGGAATAAGTTTTGATAGTCATATTACACTACTATTTTCACATACTTTCTTGGATAAAGATACTATCCTAGGAAATATAGATATAGTAGTGGAAAAGGACGAATATTTTACGAAGATGCCTGGGAAATTTAATATAGATAGATTTCTAGAAACACAGAATAAAATAAAACCAAAGCCTGTTCTAGAATTGTTTGACTTAGGAATTTTTAATGGAAAGGATTCAGATATCTTAGTATTAAAGCTAAAGAAAACAACTGGAATTTTTGAAATACTAGAGGCTCTTAATAGGGGCTTATCTAGTTTATATAATGTAAAGAGTGATTTTGATTCATACAACCCTCATATAACACTGGCAAATCTTAAACCAGGTGTAGCTCAAAAATATCTAGATAGTGATGCTCTTTTACTTATGCTGGAAAATAGCGTAGTAAATTTTGAGGATCTTGTATTTAGTTATTCTAAGGAAGATGGTACGTATGATGAATATGACTTGACACATAATAATTCAGTTGATAGATTCTTTAGACTGGAAGATCTTAGAAAGGAATATAGAGAAGTAAAATAAAAATAACGGAGTGACTTAGACAGCATATTGTTCTGAGTCATTCTTTTTGCGTCCCTGACATAATGACCTGCCTTATATATGTGAAGAAACAATATAAATTATATGAAAACTATAAGAATTTATTACGGAATGAGCGGAGCATGTAAAGGATCTACTATCTCTGCAGAATTATTAAAAGCAACAGAACAGAGTCATCCAAAAGCTGTTATGTTTTCAGCAATTAAGAACTGGAAATATTATCAGTTTGGCCTATTTAAAGGGTTAACCGAGTATAATGATTTCTCCTATAGCATTTTACACTTGGTTAGACTTAGAGAATTTATGGAAAGAAACCATGAAACTGATAATGACTTAATTGTAGAAAGAGGCATAACTGATTCTATGTTCTACTATTATCACAATGATGAATTTAAAACTGGGCAGACTAGTTCAGAGGATATAAGCCTAATAACGGATGCAGTAAAACAGGAAAAACTTTTATTGTCCCCAGAATTTCATAAGGTAGAAAAAATCCTCTTAATTCAAAATGATAAAAACTTTGTTAGGGATATAGTACTTCAAGATCCATATAGAAAAAAATCTTTCAATAATAATCCTGAATATTATCTAAGACTACAAGATTCCTATGTTAATTTTACAACTAGATATAATGACATAGATAAGATTGTTAGAATAGATGATGCAAAGGATTATATTGAAAACACTCTAGGACAAAAATTTGAAACAGAATATTACAAATAAAAATGAGTATAAAAGAGGCACAAGCAACACTAAAAGTTGTAAAAAGAAGTGGAGAGAAAGAAGATTTTGATCCCACTAAAATTGAGAAAGCTATTAACTCAGCCATGAAGAGCAATGGAAAAAGCTCTAAGGTGGCAACAAATATAGCAAATGAAATTGAGGAAGAACTAGGACAAAAAGGCTCCGAGTGTACTATAAAAGATATTGAAAACTTAGTATACGATAAACTCATAAGAAAAGGACATAAACTAACCGCAAAAGATTATGAGGGTTATAGGAGCATTAGAGAATTCCAGAGGAGTACAAATACAATTGATGGACAGATAAATGAATTATTACAGGGAGATAGCGAATATTGGAAAGATGAAAATTCCAATAAAAACTCTATGCTCTTAACTGTACAGAGAGATTATCTAGCTGGTATTGTTAGTATTGATATGGCTAGACGTAAAATATTCCCTCCAGAAATAATTCAAGCACATGATGAAGGACTAATACATATTCATGACCTGGATTATATTGGTCAGCTGGCTCTAACTAATTGCTGCCTTATCAACCTAGAGGATATGCTGCAAAATGGAACCTGCATAAACAATACTAAAATAGAAAAACCACATAAACTCCTTACTGCTACAACTATTGCTACCCAAATCATTACAGCAGTTAGTAGTAATCAATATGGGGGTTGTACAATTACCTTAACACATCTAGCTCCTTTTGTTAGAGATAGTCATGATAAATACTATGCTAAATACAAAGAGGCTGGACTAAGTGAGGAAGATTGTATTAAACTGAGTGACCTAGATACAAGAAAAGAAGTAGAAGATGCTGTTCAAACTTTTAATTATCAAGTGAATAGCATGACTAATACAAATGGTCAATCTCCTTTCTTGACAGTATTTATGTACCTAGGAGAAACTAAGGAATATAAAAAAGAACTGGCGCTACTAATTGAAGAGTTCCTAAAACAAAGATTAGCTGGTATGCCGAATGAACAGGGAGTAATGGTAACACCTGCTTTTCCAAAACTTATATATACACTTGAAGAAGATAATGTAAGAGAAGGAGAGCAAGTACTGGTATCTAACTGAACTAGCAGCTAAGTGTAGTAGCAAGAGACTAGTACCTGATTATATCTCTGAGAAAAAATTAAAGGAACTCAAACAAGGAAACTGCTATCCATGCATGGGATGTAGAAGTTTCTTAACAGTATATAAAGATGAAAAATCTAATTTTAAATTTTATGGGAGATTTAATCAAGGAGTTGTTACTATATCTCTTCCTGATGCCGCACTCTCAGCAGGAGGAGATGTATCTAGATTCTTTGATATTCTCGATGAAAGATTAGAGCTATGTCATAAAGCATTGCAGATAAGACATAATAGATTGTGTGGAATTAAATCTGATGTAGCTCCTATACTTTGGCAACACGGAGCTTTTGCTAGACTAAAACCAGGAGAAAAAATAGATAAACTCCTATATGGCGGTTATAGCACAATATCTCTTGGTTATGCTGGCCTATATGAATGTGTAAAAGCTCTAACAGGCGAATCTCATACTAAACATGTAGACCTGGCTGAAAAAATTATGCAAACCTTAAATGATGCTTGTGCTAAGTGGAAGGCTGCAGAAAATATGGATTATAGTGTCTATGGTAGTCCAATCGAATCAACTACTTATAAATTTGCTAAGTGCCTCAAAGCTAGATTCGGAGAAATACCAGGAATTACAGATGAGAACTATATAACTAATTCTTATCATGTAAACGTAAAGGAAGAAATTAATCCATTACAAAAATTAAAACTAGAAGCTAAATTTCAAAAACTTAGCCCTGGTGGAATGATATCTTATATAGAATGTGCTGACTTAGGAAAAAATCAGGAAGCAGTTCTAGAAGTAATCCAATATATCTATGACAATATCCCTTATGCAGAACTTAACATAAAATCAGATTATTGTACAGAATGTGGTTACTCCGGTGAAATAAAGATTATAGATGAAAATGGACAACTTAAGTGGAGATGCCCTAACTGCGGTTGTACAGATCAAGAAAAATTACACGTAGCTAGAAGAACTTGTGGTTATATTGGTTCTAATAAATGGAATCAAGGAAGAACTGCAGAAATTAGAGATAGATATTGCCACTTAGACGACCATAACCTTTAAATTATTATGAGATATTCAACTATAAGAAAGATTGATATTTCCAATGGGCCATATATTGGAGTGTCATTGTTCCTACAGGGATGTAATTTCCATTGTAAAAATTGCTTTAATCAGATAACTTGGCCATTAGATGGTGGATATAAATGGACACCAGAAGTAGAAGAACAATTCCTAAATCTAATAGGACAAGAGGGAGTAAAGAGAGTATCTATCTTAGGAGGAGAACCTATGATACAAGCAGATGAACTCAGTACTCTCCTAGAAAAAATAAAGAAACAATATCCAGATAAAGAAATTTGGTTATGGACTGGCTTCTATGTTGGAGAATTAGAGGAACCTGGACAAAAGAAAGTACTAGATCTCTGTGATTTTATTGTAGATGGTAGATTTGTAGATGAACTTAAAAATCCGGAACTAAGATTTAAAGGCTCTACTAATCAAACTATCTGGACCAAAGACTCAGAGGGACATCTAGTAAAGAGTAAATATGACTAGTTATGATTACAGACGATGCGGCGGAAGCTATTCTTGATCTTAGAGAATCTTGCGTCAAACAAAAGAAAGCACTGATGTATATTGTTGTAGATGATAATAATCCTAATAAAGGAATACAAATAGCTACACCAAGATCCGCAAAAGAACAAAGAAATGATATTGATGATACAATCAGAAAGCTTTTAAAACTGATAAAATTTGATAAGGAATTAGTAGGAGAGGAAAAACATGTTATCTGGGAATTAATAATCAAAAATCCAGGAGTACATAGAGTCTATAGGTTTAATCTGAAAGGAAGCGATCCAAATGATTCTTGCCACTTAGAAATAACAACTGTAAAAATGAGTGACTTAGTAAAACCACCTAAAGAAAATGAAAAAGTCTAAACTAACAAAGAGTAATGATCCAGCTAAAATCTTAAGAATGATATCAAGAGATGAAGAACTGGAAAGAAATGACGGCAAATGGATAGCTATGAACCGCCCTTTCAAGAATAAGAAAAAATATTGTAGAAAAAATAATAAAGTAGACCTAGGGAATGAAAACCTAGGTTCTATTTTTCAACTAGTAGACCTAGAACCCTTATATGTGAGTGATTGAATAAGTTAGAATATTTAGTTAGGGAAAGTGAATCGTGAGGTTAGCTTTCCCTTGTTTTTTTTTACGTCTAGGAAACCATGTTAATCCTTATATGTGAAGAATATCTATATATTATAAATTATTCAAGAGAGAATAATTAATTGAATTTGAAATTTGTCTATAAAGAGGAACCGACTGTGAAGTTAGTTCCTATTTTTTTTTCGAACCTAGGAAAACCTTATATGTGAGATAAGATTAATTAACTGTCATAGAGGTTATTATAACGTGTGATTAAAGAGAGAATAGATCGTGATGATTAGTTCTCTCTATTTTTTTTTATCTTATGTGCCGTAAAACCCACAAGTCTTTAGCTTGTGGGATGTAAGGTACTATCCTTGTTGCCTAATGTATTCTCTTACTGTGTTAGGGTTGGCTTCGCCTATTGAGCAGACAAAGTAACCATCAGACCATAATGTTTTCTCTTTCCAAAAGTATTTTCTCAGCATAGTACCATATAAGTGCCAAGCAAAGATTGTACTCTCTTGTTTTAGTTTCCGAACTATTGATGTTACAGATATGTTTGGTGGATAACTAATTAGAAAGTGTATATGGTCTTTGTCTGTTTCCATAATATCAATATTGAAATCAGAATTATCCGCTATTGACTGAAATACTGCTTTGATGTTGTTATCAAAATCACCATTGAGTATTTTTCTTCTGTATTTGATGCAAAATATAAGGTGGCATTTTAGGTAATACTTATGCCTATTTTTGTGATTATAATTTTCTTTCATGCCATAAATATACAAAAAAGTTTTGTTATTTACAAAATAATTACTATCTTTGCAAGAGATATGAGAAAGATAAACAGAACATATAAAGTTCAGACTGTACCCGAACAAAGGTCAATCCGAATTGCTGGCAAGGCACTTCGGTTGTTCCCGTTTTGTGTACAATTACTTTCTCAACCAACGCAAAGAGCAATATAGGCTTACAGGCAAGAGCGATAACTATTATGCGCAAGCAAAGACTCTCACTGCCTTGAAGAAGCAGGAAGAGACAGCATGGCTTAAAGAAGTAAATTCTCAAACCTTGCAGTTTGCTATCCGCAGTCTTGAAGTAGCCTATACCAATTTCTTTCAGAAGCGTGCGAAATTTCCTAACTTCAAATCCAAGCACTCCAAAAATAGTTTCACCGTTCCGCAATTTGCATCTGTCGCAGGTGGCAGGCTTTTTATACCCAAGTTCAAGGAGGGTATCAAGTGTCGCGTACACCGTGAGATAAAAGGTGAAATCGGTAAGGTAACTATTTCCAAGACGCCAAGCGGCAAGTATTTCGTTTCCGTATTCACGGAAGAAGAATACACAACACCGCTTGTAAAGACCAACAGGTCCGTTGGCGTGGATATGGGTTTGAAGGACTTGCTTATCACTTCCGATGGAGAAACTTTCAAGAATAACCGATACACAAGAAGATACGAGCGTAAACTTGCCAAAGCACAGCAGCATCTTTCCCGTAAGAAGAAAGGCAGCAGAGGGTTTGAAAACCAAAAGCTCAAAGTTGCCAGACTTCACGAGAAGATTAGCAATAGCCGTGCCGACTATCTGCATAAGTGCTCCATTTCCCTTGTTAGAAGATATGATACCATCTGCATCGAGGATTTGAATGTCAAAGGTATGGAGAGAAACCATCACCTTGCCAAGTCCATTACTGATGCAAGCTGGGGCAGCTTCGTTTCCATGCTTACCTATAAGGCGGAATGGAACGGCAAAAAGGTTGTGAAGATAGACCGATACTTCCCTTCCTCGCAGACTTGCAATGTCTGTGGGTATGTCAACAAACAGACTAAAGATTTGTCTGTCCGTGAGTGGGAATGTCCTGTTTGTCATACTCATCATAACCGTGATGTTAATGCTGCTATCAATATTCTTCGTTTCGGATTAAACCATATATCGGCAGGAACTGTCGATTACACGGGTGGAGAGGAAGTAAGAGCCAATCTTTTGAAAGGCCGTTCCTCGGCGAAGCCCGAAGCCCATGAGTCTTTAGCTCATGGGTAGTTCACTTGCCCTTTCCTTCTTTTTTGATTTTACTAGGGCCCCAAATTCTTATATATGAGAATAATAAATTAAATTTTAAAGATTATGACAAAAATGTCTATTACAAGAGCACTTACAACAGTAAAGATGCTTGAGAAGAAATTTAATAAAAATTGTGATGAACTGCACATAGTAAGTGTGGAGAGTGATGGTAAATTGGAGAGTCCCGATAACTATATGAAAAAGGAAGACTTCTCTGAAAAAGCCAAAGCTCAACTAAGTAGTGTAAACGATACCCTTGATCGGATTAAAATGATTAAGAAGGAAATCGATAAAGCTAATAGTTCAATGACAATTACTATTGCCGGTAAAACTATGACCATACAAGAGGCCCTGGTGGAAAAGAAATATTTGCCACTAAAGGAAAAACTCTTGACTCGATTGAAATATGAAAAGAATAGAGGGTCTAGTATTTTAGAAAATGCTAATGATGAATTACAGGAAAGAGCTGATGCATTAAGAAGCTCAGATAGTAAGTCAGTAGATAAGACAAAAGAAATGGCGATCGTTGATTCTTTCCTTAAAAAATTCAATCCTACTATGGTTGATCCATGTAATATTGGAGAAACCGTAGAAAAATTGGAAAAATGGATAGAAGAGTTCAAAAACAACATAGATTTTGCATTGTCTGAAATCAATAGCAAAACCGAAATAGATATTCCAGATTAGTGATCGAAAGCATTAAATGTAACATCCTTTGATTTATAGGTTAATTAAATCAACTTCTATAATATGTAAATGGACGTCTCCAAGATCTTCCATAAATGAAGCCTTAGGACTTCTTAAAAGAATGACCTTAAAGATTAAAGTTTATAAGATTAAAGTTTACAGATCAAAGATTATTTATAAATTTAAAGTTTACAGATGAAAACTGAAAGCTTATTTAAATCTATGATTAAATTCATCATGCGAAAAAACATGTAGAGAATATGTTACGTCTCAGTGCTTATACGTAGCTGATTATATAATTTGGAGCCCGTAAGAGAGAAATTTCTTGCGGGTTTTATTTCACCTCAAATCCTTAATTATGAAATGGGTATTTTCATATTATTTCTAGATTCCCAAGCGTGGGAGAAAGAGAACCGGTCGAGAGGATTAGTTCTCTTTATTTTTTTTTTGCACCTGGAAAACCTTATATATGAAATGATTATTTTATTTAAATTTTAATATCGTATAATGTACATAGAAAGCCCAAGCGAGGGTAATTTATTAAAGGGTAGGCCGTGAGGTTAACCCTTTTATTTTCAACCGTCTAAGAAACTTGGTTAATCCTTATATATGATCAAATGGATTACTATCATTGTATTATTTTATCCCAAGCGAGGGATATTTTTATTAAAGGGCAGACTGAGAAAGTTAGCCCTTTTATTTTTCAATCCCGGGAAAACCTTATATATGATAAATTTTCCATTTAATGAGATTTTTTAAGACTTAGTTCAAGAGAGAACTAAATTTAAAAGGGCAGACCGTGATGGCTAGCCCTTTATTTTCCTTATATGTGAAATTAAATATTTGTTGATGTCATATTATTATGTAGGGAGGGAGAGTTGTGAAACTAGTTCCCTTCTTTTTTGCTCCCCTTAATATGGTTATTCCTTATATATGATCAAACTTTAAAACTATGATAAAAATAAGAGAACAATTTAGTTTAGAGGAGTACAAAAAGGGTACATATGAAGTGAGAACAGAAAATGGAGATAAGGTTACTATCTTTAGAGTTGATGGAAAAGGAGATTACCCAATTCAAGGATCCATAGAAAGGGACAACGAATCAATATCAACACAATGGAATGATATTGGTTTTAGTAGAGGTTATATAAATAATAGAACACTATATCTACATAGAGATGAATATGAGGTTGGAGATGTAGTAGTTTTTTGTGAGAATAAGAAAGACAAAACTTCATTCTACATAGGAATTTTAAAATCTATTCGTGGTGATGAGCAACTATATTATGATGTTTGTGAATATGAACCTACTCCAAGAGAGCGTGGCAAAATCCAATGGAAAGGAAAAATTCTAAGGCTTGCAAATAATGCAGAAAGAAAATGTCTTAGCAAAATAGTTGAAACCAGATTAAAAGAGGAGGATCTTGAAGATGGGAAGAAATAAGGAAAATACTTTGCATTTTTATTTGAGAAATCCTAAAGATCAACTCTCAGGTATATCAGTTACCTACTATATTCGTGGCGACCAGAGATCAAGATTTATTAGAAAGTTTAAGATAAAAAAGGAATATTGGTCTGAAGAAGAAGAGCAACCTAAGAAGATAACTAGTGATATGTCAGAAGAGGATGCTAGGAACAGTGAAAAAATACAACAAAAAATAAAAGAAATTAAAGATGACTTTGATAATTGTGTAAAATATATGAATAGTATTGACGAATTACTTAGTCACCTAGAGAGTACAAAAATTTTATCAAGTATGAATATAAATATTAGCATTTCACTTTTACCAGAAGAAGTAGAAAAAATAAAAGAGTTAGATTTAAATGGCTATGCAGACCTAGAAGAATATAGAGACATTTTTATTCTCCAGGTAACTACAGGTCTAAGTTGTAAAGATGTTAATGATCTCCTAAATGAAAAATATATGGGAGAAAAGACAGAAGAAATAAAGAGTTTCCTAGAAAAATATAAAGGAAAATTCTGTGATTTAGACAGCATATACAGTTCCTCCCTAAAAGACCTGGCAGAATTAGCTAACTTAAATAGAGTGGTAGATAGAGCAGGAGATAAAAAGTTTGTTTATGAATTAATAGACAAGGGATCTGTTGGACCTACACATTCTACTTATAAAATTTCTATCAATAATAAATATAATCTTAGTACTGTTTCAATTCAGCCTGATGATTCTGAAGAAGAAATAGAGGAAGAAATAGAAGAAAAATTGCCCTGTAAGAGAAAAACTAGAGCAAAGTCAAAACCTATTTGTGAATCTGGAGTAAAAAGCCAGTTTGAAAGCCTAAAATTAAAAGCAAAACTGGAATTATTTGCGGATGTGGCACCAGAGTTAGCAGAGGAAGTATATAGCCATCCTGATTTAGAGTATATGGATAAATTAAAATCCATATTGGCAGTATTTGCTAAGTTGGTGAAAGACATGGAAAATTATGAGGAAAATTCTAAATTTGTAGAGATATTGGGTAAACTGCCAAAAGCGTATGGAAGTGAAGTAAAAGCTCTAATTAAGAAACTGGAGCAGAAAGCAAAAGATGATAAAAAGCAATAATTTTAACCTATGAAAATAATTTATATAGAACTTAATAATTGGATTGAAGGAGAAAATTTCCCAAATGAAGAACCATTTATTTCTTGGTTTACTGGTTATACATTTCTGAGTGATGATTGGTATAAAAAAAATAAACTCTGTGCCAATGCTGAGATTTGGGATATGTCTGTAAATTTATGGATATCCGCCCCTGAAGACTGGGTAAAATCTAATTGGCCTTCTATTCTTGAGGGAGATAATAGGAGATTTATAACAGAAGAGAAGACAGATGATTTTCCAGATTATAAACCAGAAAATTATGGATTAACTTGGCTAGATGATTAGTAATAGATTAGGAAGAGATAATAAAAAGTCTCTTCCTTCTATTTCCTTATATATGATTAAAATAAAATGAAATGAAAGAAAAAAGAAAAACGATTAAATTTAACGTTATTGATTACAGAAAAGGAAATCATAATGTAATAACTAATGATGGTAACCGAGTAATAATATTGACTACTAATGCTCCTGGAAATTTTCCTATTCAAGGATCAATTGAATATTCAAATGGATCAGAGGTATGTAGTTGGAAATTGGACGGAACCCCAAGTGGATCTAATAACTCAAATTTAACATTAAAATTAAGAGAAAAATTTAAGGAAGGTGATGTTATAAATATTTACAATTATAACGAGATTAATCCAATTGGCATATGTATATTTAAAAATATTAAGGATGACAAGACTATTAGGTGTTATGCATTAAAGTATAACAATAGTATTTCTAAAATTACGTGTGAACTAGAAGTTGATAGTAGATATAATTATATGGAATTAGCAGATAAAAATACCAAAGATAAATTTCTTAATGATCTGCTGAAAAAGGAACAGGGTTTAGTTTGGAATACTAGTAAAAAATCAGTAGTTTCTCCATATAAATTAGGAGATATTATAGTATTGGTCGATAGTAATAATAAAGCTATAAATATTTCAGTATATCGTGGAATTATATATGAGAAGGTATGTGAATTTGAAAGAACAAGTTTTTTCTCAGATATTTATATTAATCTTGTATCTAAGAACATAAAGATGAATACACTGATAATAAATGATATTGTAAAACCTTTAGGTGAGTTATATAGAACAAGATTAGCTACAAAAGATGAGATACAAGAATTTATTAGTTTTATTAATAGAGAAGGTTTATCTTGGAATACATCAGATGGAACAACTGAATTTCCACTAGTCATAGGAAATAAATATCTTATGAAAAATAAAGGATGCATTTGGTCGGAAAATATACTTAGTTGTAAAAAGAAAATAGATGGCAATGATGTATTTATTTCAGGAAAATGTTTATATGAATACTGTATACCATTAACCGAAGAAACCAAGAGTCTTATAGGTACTAGTGAAGATTGTCCTATTAAATATAAGCCCTGGAAAGAGAGAAATATGAATTATTTTAAATAATATATAATTATGAAAGTTGAAATAATTAATTTTGATATTAAAGCTTTTACTAATAGCCTGGTAAGTGTTATAACTAAGAATGGAAGGAGTGTAAATATTTTAAGAACTGATGCTAAGGGAGATTATCCTATACAAGGCACTATTAATTTTGGAAATTTTTCAGATATTTTTAGTTGGAAAAAGGACGGTACCTGTAAAAATAACATAGAGGATTATAGTTTAAGGCTTCTATGTAATTCAGTAAAAGACGGAGAATTTGTAATTAAAGTAGATATAGATCCAAAGACAGGAATATCTAAGCTAAGCAAAGTAATTATTTGTGTTGGCACTATCTTATTTAATGATTGTCTATATTATTATGCAATGTGGGATATTAATAGTTCAGAAATTAAATTTGATGGTTCTATTAATATTAGTAAATCAAGTAATATTATAGAGGCGGATAAAAAGAATAAGGATAATTTTAAATTGGCTCTAAATAATATTAAAAGAAACTGGATACCAGAGAAAAAGCTATTTAATTATATCTTTGAGGTTGGGGATATTATAAAAAGAAATTATAATGATATCACTGAAATTGTAGTATATAGAGGATATAATGAAAAGGAGATTTGTGTTATTAGTGATTTAATAGTAACTAAAGATTCATTAAAAAGATTTGATCAACCAGTAAATTGTGGTGACCGAGATAGGATGGAAGAGTGGGTTCCAGCAAGTGAAGATGATAAAAAATTTTTAGAGAACAGAATAAAGAGTGAATATGAAAAGAATATAAACTTTGAAGATCTAAAAAATAAGTGGTGTTTGATGAGAAACAATAATTTATCTGATTGGTCACTATGTAAGTTTGATAAAAAACAAATAATAGAAAAAGAAGAAATGTTTATATCAGCAGAGGGACTTGCTTTTAAATATTGCATACCTTACAATGATGATACAAAGCATCTTCTGGGAACTAAAGAAATCAAATAAGAGATAAAAGAGAGAAAACAATTTAAAGTTTCTCTCTTCTCTTTTCCTTATATATGTTAAATAAAAAAATTAAATGAATACAAAAATAAAATTGGAAGATACTTGTTTAACAATTGAACAAGCCAAAGAATTAAAAGACTTGGGAATAAATTTTGATGAGACTATTTACAGTTTCACAAATATAAAAGATGAAGAAACGGATAATGTTCTCTTACATCTTTCAGAAAATGCACAGGATATAAAGAAATACTGTGATAAGGTAAAACAGGACCTAGTAATTATAGTTCCTACTCTTACCAATACTGAGATGTTAGAAATGTTACCAGAAACTATAGAAGATATACCTATTATGTCCTGTCTACAGTTTCAAGAAGGAGGAAATTATAAGTATATGTACAAAAACTTTACAAATACAAATAAGATAGATTGTGAAAAACACCTTCTAAGAGATTCATTATTTGAAACACTTAAGGAATTAAAACTAAAAAATTTAATATGAAACTGGAAGAAACATGTCTGACTATTGAACAGGCGAAAGAATTAGAGAAACTTGGAATTAATTTTTCAAGTAGTCTATATTGCTTTTATGGAATAGCAGTTAGTGATAGAGGAAAACTAATTGAGAATATTAGTTATGAACTTTGTCTCAGAAAAGAAAAAGTTGCTGGAATAGTTGATACTGTTCCTACACTAACTAATACCGAATTACTAGATATTTTACCAGAAAGTATAAAATATATTAGCAAAGATACATGTTTAAGCGGGATACCAGGCTTTGATGATGAACTGCCGTATGAAAAAAGACCACCTCTAGAATATTGTCTAGAGTTTGGTAAAACAGGTGGTAGTTGGTTACTTATGTATTCGGTATATGGAACTGATGATTGTGCAGAAAGTATACCTCATTCAACAGAGCCGAATGATCAAGGTTTTTATGATTATCCCGATAGAGAGGGCATAAAAAGAATATTGTTTAGAGATGCGTTATTTGAAATGATTAAGTGGTTAAAAACAAATAAACTAATGTAAGCATGTGAAAAAATTAATAATTTATTATGCTTTAAAAACGTATAATGGCAATAAGATTGTTTATCTAAATATTCCTTATGATTTAAAGGGTTCACTATTTATGTGGAGAGCCTGGATAAAAGATTGGAATATGTGGAGCTTTTCTGAAAAGAAAACACAGAAAATTTGTGATAAATTAAATAAGCAATAACTATGGAGAAAAAGATAATTAATTTTGATCTTAATTTATTTCTTCGTGGAGACTGTAAGGTTATTACGGAAAGTAAAGGAGAAATATCTAGGTTAATAAATATAAATTCTAAGGAAAATAAATTATTTCCGATATCTGGATATTTAAATTCAGGAAAGAAATATAACTGGAATCAAAAGGGGGGTTTGTGAAAATGGTTTAAAGGAATATGATTTAAAACTTCTTATTGATACTGGTTTCAAAACTGGAGATATAGTATGTGTTGCTAAAACATCTAAAAAAGGGTATGATATAGTTGACGTATTTATAGTAGATAAAAAATTATATGATGAAAGGAGTTATTCTTACTTAATTAATTGGGATATTAAAAGCAAAAAAATTAATAAGCTCTGATATTATAACAATACAGAATAATAATGAGTTTTTAATATCTCCTCCTGATAGAGATACTCTTAATAGATTTAAAGAAATAATTAAAAAAAGTGGTATAAACTATAATAATTTAAAGCTATGAAAATAGAAAAAATAGAATTTGATATAGAGAAATTTAGATCTGGAGAATATGCTATAATTACTAAGAATGAAAATAGAAATGTGATTATATATACCACTGAAGCATTAGGACCTTATCCAATTCAGGGTGCAATAGAAAAAGATAAACGTGATTGTGTTTATTCATGGACTAGTAATGGAAGAGAAATTGAAGGAAACGGAAAACATGGTGACAATGATCTATTTTTATTCAAGAATATATTTGAGGATGGAGATATAATTTCTAATGAGAAAGGAGTAACTCTAGATTATAGAGGATATTATTCTAAAGTTCCAGTTATTTATGCTAATTATTGCTTACAAGAAGATGGTAGTACATTAGAGTATTGTATTAGCAGATGGGCTTTAGATTATAATATAAATGATTTTCACTTATCTAATGAGTCTGAATTGGAGAAATTTTTTGAGGCTCTTAGAAAAATTGGAAAAACATGGAACTCTACTAAACGAAAAGTAGAAGATAAAGCTAATATTAATAGTTTATTTGATAAAGTTTTAGTTAGAAATAGTTTAGATGAATTATGGACAGCTGATTTCTTTATTAGTGAACAGGATTCCTATAAATTTGTAAGTGTTGGAAAAAAGAAAAAATTTGAATGTTTTAGGGGCTCATGGAATATGTGTATTCCCTACAATAAAGAAACAGAAATTCTTTTTAAAAACAAAAAATGATTGTTCTAATAAATATAAAACTTGGTAAATTATGAGTACTTGGACACACATTAATGGAAGCATAAGAATAGATGCTTTACAGGAGTTTGAACCAATTGAAGAAATTGAAAAATGTTTTGGAAAAATTCTTAGATTTGAAGATATGAGAAATAAAAATTCTGGTACAACACTTCCTTGTGGTAGTGAAGGTAGCTTGGAATATAAAATTCTGGTAAATCCTAAGAAAAATGATATGGCTGCTTATGTTGTAGTAATCTGGGGAGACCTAAGAGATTATGACAACGCTGAAGAAGTAAAAGTCTGGTTTAAAAATATAATTTATAACAGTGGCTTCTTAATCAGACAAGCAGTTCTACAGGTTGAAGTAGAATCAGAAAAAAGTGAGGTTATTGTTTTTGATATAGATGAAGTAGAACCAAAAATTATAAAGAAAAATGAAAGAAAAGATTGAAATAAAATCAATTAGCGGTGAGTTGCTGTTTGAGCTTGAAAAAGAAAACAACAGTGTAAAAGATACCCTAGAAGAGGCTGTAAAGCGGGGTGTAAATCTTAGTAATGTATTTCTTAAATATGCGAACTTAGAGAATGCAAACCTTAGGGGAGCAAATCTTAGAGGTGCAGATCTTAGAGAAACAAATCTTAAAGGTGCAGATCTTAGAGAAACAAATCTTAGAGATGCAAACCTTATAAGATCAAATCTTGAGTGTTCAGATCTTTTTCAAGCAGACCTTAGAAACGCCGTTCTTATAGGAGCAGACCTTTTAGGAGCAAATCTTGAAATTACAGATCTTAGAAACATAGATCTTAGAGATGCATATCTTAGGGATGCAAATATTAGAGATGCAGATCTTAGAGATGCAAATCTTAGTGGTTCGAAAATTAGAAATGCAAATTTTAGTAATGCAAATCTTAAAGATGTAAATCTTAAGGAAACAGTTCTTTATGGCTCAAACTTTAGAAATGCAAGTCTTAGTAATGCAAATCTTATGAGTTCAATACTTAGAGAAGTAAATTTTAGTGGTGCGAATCTTAGTGGTGCAAAGAATATTCCGTTTATTCCAACCTATATGCCAGATGGTAAATTTATTGGGTGGAAAAAATTACGGGGTGATTTGATTGCTAAATTGGAAATATTGGAAGATAGTAAGAGGAGCCGTGGGACTGGTGATAGGTGTAGATGTGATAAGTGTATGGTATTGGACTTTCAGAATCTAGATGGCAGTAAATCAAATGAAACAACATATACTTGTGATGAATATTATACAAAATACAAATATATTGTTGGAAAAGTAGTTTGCGCGGATAAGTGGGATGATAATAGATGGAATAAATGTTCACATGGAATACATTTCTTTATTGATAGGCAAAGCGCTGTTGATTTTGAAATTATATAAAAAATGACTAAGAGTATTAAAGTAACAACAAAGAATTCAGAAGGATCTATAAGGATTGTTCTGGAGTTTCATTCTAATTATATAGTAGTTAAGAATGAATGGTTTACTAGTAGATCATTAGATAAACAACCTGGACTGTATGAAAGAAATATATATGGTTCACACTTCTATATGAACAGTAGCATGATTCATAAGAGGTTTATCTGGCGTGTTATTAAGAGCTTTAAATTCTGGAAATGGACCTTTGGCTCTTTATTTACTAAGATGAAAGATAAAGACTATAATGATAAAGATTGAAGAAACTATGGGGATCTTAGAAGATATATTTAAACATCCTGACACGAAAACAGCTAAGAGGGTTGATAATAGAATACTCGTAGCTATGAAAATAAATGCCAAGTTAAAAGAGAAAACTATGTCTGTAGAAGAATTTAGTAAACTAGTCAAGAGAGACCGAGCTACAGTAGAAGATTGGTTATCAGGAGATAGGAATATTTCACTGGATACTTTAACAGATATTGAAGAGATACTTGGAATAGATATCATAAATAAAACTCACTAAGATGGATAGAAAAGAACTATTAAGATCACCCGAATATTGGATAGAAGAAATTAAAGAAGAACTATGTAGGCAGGTAGAGTCTTATAAGAAAAAGAATAACCTGAACAAAAAACAATTGGCAGAAAAGTTAGGCTATTCGGAGGATTATATGCAGAAAATTTTAAGTGGGGATTTTGACGGTAAAGTAAATGACCTAGTTAAGATATCACTGAAATTGGGAAAAATACCTGATCTAAAATTCAAGGATATATAGGTAAATTAGAGGGAGGAAATGTAAAAGTTTCTCTTCTTTTTTGTTCCAATAGATGAAAAAAAAATAGGCAAGAAATTAATCCTGCCTATAAATTCTACTTTTTCTTGAAATCTGATAATTTGTAATCTATCCAAGATAATAAAGCATCTAAAATTAATAAGATAATTAATAAAAATCTAAGCACTACTATATTGATTTCCTTTTTCAATATATGGATTAAAATGATGCAATTACCAATAACATCAGATAACCAAAGTACTAGATTGATATAGATCATAGCCTATTAAATTTCATCTTTTTTGAAAAGTGTAATATCTGAGAGTTTCACAAAAATCCAGTTTAAGATATTTCCTAGCCAAGACACCCAGGAACCCAATGATATTAGAAGAATTAACAGAAAACTAGTTACTGTTATATTCATTTCTTTTCTTAGTACATGGGTCCAAAAAATGCAATAGCTAATTGTACCAGCTAACCAAATTGCTATAATAATGTAAATCATAGTTCTTGATATTCCTTTTCAAAAATGTTAGGTTTACATGGATAAAACTCCTTACCAGCCTTTACAATGTAGTCTTTTTCATCTGCTTCCACTACTCCCTTAGATGTAGTTATTTCACACCAACATCTACCATCTGGCTTTCGTTCTGTTTGAAAATTCTTAGCATTTCCCTTTGTAAACTTAATAACTTCATCAACGTTCATTCTTGTAAATTGAACTGCTTCGACCTGCAATGGCGGTCTTTTCTCATACTTTTTTATCATATTTTTCTTTTTATTTTTAACATATATAAGGAAACCATCTCCTCTTTTAATCCTTACTTATGAATATAAATATTAAATTAAATTGATATGAAAAAAATTAAGTTATCAGAAAATGAAATGAGCGATTTTAAAAAATGGATTGGAGAAAAAGAAACTAGATATTTCAGACATCTCAAAGGGCTGAAAGAAATAATTCTTGATTCGATATATGGTAAGAAATGCCCTATATGTGGACATAGAAACCATTCATATCTATTAGATGATAATAGCTTTAGTTATGGAGTATATCTTCATAAATGCGATAAATGTGGATATAAATATTAAATTAAATAGTTATGAAAAAGATTCAAATTCAGTTTAGCCTAGAGAAATATCTTAATGGTGGTTATAGTGTGGAAACAAGAGGAGATTCTGATAATCCACCAAAAAAGGTAAGGATATTGTGTACTAATAGGAAACCTAAGAGTGAAGAGTTAAATGAGACACCTATCGTAGCACTGGTTGGAGAAGATGAACTAGTGGACCTCTATGATAAAACTGGTAATGAAGGTCTAAAGGAAAATAGATTGGTCCTAGTAAAACAAGAATTCGAAGACGGCGATATAATTTCAATCGGACAGAATATAGGAATATTTAGAGAAATGTCTATAAATAATGATTGCCTTTTTACATACGTTATCTTACTTAAAAATGGTAGCCTAGATTATGATGTAACATGTGATTATCATAATGGCCTTGACGTACGACTAGCTACAGATGAGGAAACAGACCAACTTATGCTTTCTATGAAAATACATGGAAAAATCTGGAATTCAAAAACTAAGTGCATTGAAAAAATTGTTACTCCTAAATTTACATTGGGAGAACAAGTAGTAGTAAATGATGATTATGGGGAATGGAAACTTGATTTTTATTCTCATAGTAGAACAGATGCCAGAATTAATACATATGCTTGCGTTGGAGGTTATTGGAAATATTGCTTACCTCTTAATGATGAAACAAAGCATCTCTTAGGTAGAAAATGTAGGTGTCCAGAAAAATATAAAAAACTAGAGAAAGAAGATAATGGCGTTAGCGGAGCATATAAGACAGAGTAAATAAGAAGAAAATGAAAATACATAAAAAAATTCCATTTACCCTAGAGAAATATATAGAATTAAAAGATGCTCCTGGGTTTGAGTTAAAAAATAAGATGGATGAATCTGTAAGAATATATGAAACAAACGAAAAATATTCTGAAGGAGGAATCGATTATCCTATTATTGGTCTATCTGAAAATGCAAACCATATTTCAAGATTTACGAAAGATGGAGATTGCATTAATTATGGGAAAGGATGCTATAGCCTAGAGAGCAGAAAACTATATATCTACTATGATGAAGAAATGAAATCAGATATAGAAGGTATAGAAATTACTTATAATGGCGAAAAATATAATGTTACCTATGGAGATCCCAGAGATCCGTTCCATGGGTGTGATGCATGTTCCCTAAGTAAAGAAGCTGAATATGATAAGAGATTGTGTAGGATATGCAGTGCTTTTCATGAGGGGAAATGCGGTAATCAATATTTAACTAGAATAATAGATAAAAGCACAGTCAGTAAAAAGTAATAAATGGATAAAATAATTCCCTTTCTATATCGGCTCAATTCCTTATATATGAGAGACAATAAAGTTAATCAAGATTTTAAAAATAAATAAAATGGAAAAGAATAAAAAAGACGATGCCGCAATGAATGAAGCAATTCAGTGGTGTAAGGAAAACAAGGTAGAGGATGAGTTTATGGCAGATATGTGTAATGCATACCTTGCTGGTTATTACAGCAGAAAAGAACAACAGTCTGCTAAATAGATTTAAGGAAGAGATGAAATATTCTCTTCCCTTATTTTCTTTTCAAACCCTTATATATGATAGGTAATAGTATCTATCAAGATTTAAAAAATATAAAAAAAAATGGAAAATAACAATGATGCCACGAATAATATAATTCAGTGGTGTAAAGAAAACAATTTGAGCGGCGAATTTATGGCAGATATGTATAATGCGTATTGGAAATATTGTCAAGCTGCTAAGAAAGACAATGATCTTAAAACAGAAGATCAAAGTTTTATGCATTTTGCAGAAAGAGCAAAATGGGAGTTATTAAAAAGTAAAGAAGAGAGAAATAAAGAGGGGATTGAAATTATAATTAAGACTGATTCAGACTATATATTATTTAAATATAAAAAAAGAAATAATACCGTAAAAGATACTCTAATTCAAGCTGTGAAGAGGCACGCGGATGTAGAAGGCGCATCTCTTAGGAGTGAGGATTTTAGAGGAATTGATTTAAGTAGAGCTGGAGAAACTATTACGGCAGATTTTGCTAATTCAGATTTTAGAGGATCAAAATTTATAGAGGCAAATCTTGAAAGATCTAATTTTAGAGAAACAGATTTTGAAAAGGCTGATCTTAGAGGAGCATCCTTAGAAAAAGTAATTTTTATTGATGCAAATCTTAAGGGCACTAATTTTAAAAATGCAAATCTTAAAGGTGCTAAATTTGATAGAGCAAATCTCTATGGAGTAAACTTTGAAAATGCAAACCTAGAAGGTGTTAGTTTTAGGGGTGCATATCTTAAAAATGTTAATATCAAAGGAGCTATTCTAAAGAATAATGATTTTAAAGGTGCAAAATTTGTACCGAACATCAAAATGGATATGCCAGATGGAGAATTTATAGGTTGGAAAAAGCTGTTAAATGGCTTAATTGTCAAACTTAAGATTCTAAAAGACAGTAAACGCAGTAGAGGTACCGGAGATTTATGTAGATGTGATAAATGCATAGTATTGGAGTTCCAGAATATGGATGGAACAAAATCTGGCATAAATTCATGTGTCAACAATGACTCTTACGGATATCGTACGTATACAATTGGAAAAACATTAAGATCAAGGTATGACAAGAATAGATGGAATGAGTGGTCCTATGGAATTATGTTTTATCTTGACCGACAAGCAGCAATAACGGGATTTTAAAAATAATATCGAATGAGGAGATGAAATAATCTCCTCTTCTTTTTCTACTCAAACCCTTATATATGAGAAGTAATAGTACTGATCAAGATTTTAAAAATATAAAAAAAATGGAAAGAATTTATGCAAGAAACGCCATGGAGGAAGCACTCAGATGGTGTAAAGAAAACAATGTGGAAGAAAAGAACATTCCCGATGTATGTAGAGCATACCTAGAGGGATTCAATACTGTAAAAGGAGAATTTATATCCTTAAAACTTAGGTCATCAGGACTTGCGTTATTACCTGATAGGGATAAAAATAATGATCCCATAATACCAAAGGAGCTAATATTTTTCCCTCCAGAGGATTCTGACACCTTGCTACATGATGATACGTATGTAAAATTAGTAGAGTGTCAGGAAGATGGATTTCTTAAATTCGCTAAAGAAATATCTGGTCCTCAAAAATATTATAATTGTATATCTAAATTATCAGATAAGGGATTTATTCCAAATCCTGATATAAGAGGAACATTTAAAAATTTTAAGGCCCCTGATTGGATTTATTGTTACTTTATGGTATTTATTCCTGCGGGAGACGCAATACCAGAAGCAGAAGAAATAAAGAAAAAACAAGAGAAGAAAGAGTATGAAGAGAAATGTAAGCAAGAAAAAGAAGAACGCGAATTTTGGGAAAAATACCACCGTGAGGTAAAAATAGCTAAGAAATGGGAGGAATATCGGGAAACTGGTATATTACCACTAGATTGACCTAATTTATACTATTGAAAAATAAAAAGAAAAGAAAGAGAGAATTTTACATCTCTCCTTCTTTTTTGTTCCCCTATCTAGAATCCAATTTTCTTTCCTGATTCTTTACTATAATCATTCTCTTCACTATTCTTTATTTCAGAAATAGTTTTTCCACTCTTTCCTAGGTTGGTAAATTCATATTTCAGAAATAACCTACCTTTTCTGAGAAGCGCTTGATCTAAGTTATTAAGATCTGTGTTAAATGTACAGATAAACTTAGTCCTAAATGAAGATCCTAAGATTCCATTAGTTAAGTTTAAGACAGTGTTAACATTCTGTCCACCCCTCTCTCTCCTAAGTAATGCCTTCTCACAATCCTCTAAAACATAAACAGCTCCTTTGTGTTTCTCCATAAAAGCAATTAGTTCATTATTACTTACCTGATCCAAGAAACTAGAATCTAAGAGCACAAAGTTTACACCTGAGTTAGAATTCATCAAGTGCTTAATAAATGTACTCTTTCCTGTTCCTGGCTTTCCGTATAATAGAACTAAACCCTCTTTATCGGATTTAACAAACTCACATATTCTATCCTCTGGTAGATCCTTGTTATAACCACTAGGATCATAATCAAAATCTCCAAAATTAATAGTGTGAGATCTGATCATGTTCTTATTATACACAAGGTACTGACATATATTAGGTTCAGTATCTGTATGTATCCAAACAATTCCGGAATTATCTAAGATCTCATTTGCATCCCCTTCATTATTAGCCACAACATAGGATGCTCTTCTTAGTTTATTAGGGGAAATCTGAATAGCTAAAATTCCCTTAGAGTAAAGAAAGTACGCGCTGGTAGAGGTTATTATTCTCTCTTCCCAGCCAATCAATGACTCTATATCTCTGGGAACAATTTTATTTTTCTCCTCGCTAAATTTTCGAGGATCCATGTCTTTTTTCATAGGAAACAGTAAATCCCTAGTTCCATCTTTTTTCACTAAGACAGAATAATAAATGCTACTTTTCCCAAACACCTTAAAGTAAGTGTATCCCAACATGCACTCATCTTCAGTTTCATCTTTTTCCAGGGCAGTATATATTGTGTCCAAGAAAATTTTGTTCTTACTTTCTTCCATTTTTCTTTTTTTTTTAAATTAGAGATTGGCACTATTACCACTCTCTATTAATAAGGGTAAGATTGTAGTTCTAGACGGTCGAAAAAAAAAATGAGGAAAGACTAACTTCACAGTCCACCTTTCCTCGACATTTGACTTTGTTATAAAATAATTTCCATATATAAGGTTTTCCCGGGGTTGAAAAAAAAGAGGACTAATCGTCACGATCTATCCTCTCTATTATGAAAACTTAAATGATGAAGGACTTAAAGACACTAGAGTCTTTAATAATCCTCTTCATTTATAAGGATTTAATATATTTTCAAGACGGATAAAAAATAAGGGAAACTAACTTCACAGTCCATTTCCCCTTGCCTGATAATAAATCATCAATGACATTTTCAAATATAAGGTTTTGGAGGAGGAGGCAATAGATCAGCACTCTCAAATATTAGAGTAGCATCTTCTCTATTTCTCGCTATAACCCTACATATCATGGATGGAGTTGTACTTTTTTCATTAACGGTAATTTCCAATATCCCATTATCAAATAGAAAATAAACCAATTCATTTTCAATTCTTTCCAGGTAGTTATCTATTAATTCTAGTTTATCTAATGGAATAGAACAATAGAAGCTATTATTATCTTTTATATTCTCTATTATAGTTATTGGTTTTCCTTTACTTTGTAGAGTTACTACATATATAATTCCAGGACAATCAAATGCGCAATAAAACATATAGCTAAGTGTATTGTTTTTTCCCTATCCCAGAATACCTAGTTATGCAGGTAAAATATGAATCTAGAAATAACCTCTTCTTTCTATTAGTTTCTTCGTCTTCTTTATCCATATTAAAAACCAATTTTATTAGTTTCACTGTCTTTGCTAAAATCATTCTCTTCTGAATTATATAGCTCAGACACAGTTAATCTCTTTCCATCAAGCTTCCTAAATCTGTACTTTAAGAATAATCTTCCCTTCCTAAGTAAAGCTTTGTCTATCTTATTTAAGGGAGTATTGAACGTGCAGATAAATTTTGTGTTAAGAGTAGATCCAAGTATTCCATCAGTTAAGTTTAGGAGAGTATTTACATTGCTATAACCTTCCTCTCTCTTAAGTAAAGCTTTCTCACAATCCTCTAAGACATATATAGAAGTCAGGGTTGTCTATCAATAAGTTCAAGAATTCCCTGTTATTAATAGCAGCCAGAAATGCATTATCTAAGAGAACAAATTTAATATCTCTGTTCTCTTGAATTAAGTGCTTTATATAAGTCGTCTTTCCAGTACCAGGCTCTCCATAGAATAACATAAGACCCTCTCGATTGGAAGATTTAACAAATTCATTTATCTTATCTACAGGAAAATCTTTATTATATCCTTCCATCTTAAAATCAAAATCTTTAAAGGTTAATCCTATAGATCTTAAACTTCCATTATCTAGTAAGACATAATCGTAGCTATTCTTATTCTCTAGAGTTCTCCTTTCTTTTATTACTAGACAGCTCTCTTTTAATATTTTCTCAGCCGTTTCTTTGGAATCTGTTCTAATATCCACACCATATGTTATTGGACTAGCAAATTTAAAAACAGTTACAGTTAAAATTCCTCTAGGATAAAGATAATATATAAAACTATCATATTCAATCTTGGCTATATAGTTTTTAATCGTTTTAAACATCTGTATCAACCAAAAATATATCCCTTCCTTCAGACCTTTCAAAATAATTAAATTCTGATATAATATTTATCTCTTTATTAATTATCATAGCCCTAAATTTTATTGAAGGACTATTAAATATACAATAATATATATAGTCTAATTTTTTATAATCATCTTCTTCATCAATTTTAGAATAATAAATTCTAAAAAATTTTTCTTTTAAATCTTCCATTTTTCTTATTATTTATAAATCATTTTTAATCTTTGTTCAGAATCTTTAGACCTTTGATAACCTTGCTCATTAACAGCAGCTACAGATTCCTCTATAAAATCTTCATCATCCTCCGTTCTTGAACTAATTACATAGGAAACTAAGATATCAAAACCTTCATCTGACCTAAGACCTCCATCCTCAATTAATCTAGCTGGATATTTTTCTTTTCCAAACACTAGATTATAATTTTCTGGATTCTTCTCATATTCAGAAAAATCAAAATCAAATTCCTTCTCAGTTTTTTGTTTAGGATTTTTGAGAATATAGATCATTCTTTTTAATCTCTTAATTTCTTCATCTGTAGGTATATCAGAAATTATATTGAAACTATAATCAGCTATACAAATACAAGTATAATCATATTGCTCCTTTATTTCATCTATATGTATTTCATTGTCAAATAAATCCATGATAGACTTGAATTTAAGCATAAAATTATTTCCAGGATATACTTTATCAAACTGTCCTACATAACGATTCATGTTAGGATCACAAAACGCAATATAATCACCAGACTCTAAAATAGTATCCTCAATCCATCTAGGTTCCTTTATATCTGATTTGTCATATATATTTGGCGATACTATTCGATTGTTGTCTGTATCCAAGATAAGAAAACAACCTAATTCATTTTTCTCAGAATCCAATATCCTTCTCTTTATTACTGAAGCAGGCTTATTATTGTAATTCTCTAATGTAAATTTCTTTAATTCTTTTTTCATTTCATTTTTTAATTAATTCATATATAAGGAAATAGAAGGAGAGAAACTTTTACATTTCTCTCTTTCTTCCTTAATTCCCCATATATTCTTCTGGACAGTCTTCATTAGTGTTAATCAGATGTTTTGTTTTATCATTATACGGAATGCAATATTCATAGTTAATATCTAAACATCTATATGGGAAACTTTCGTCCCCAGTATAGCAACCAAAAAAACTATTATTCCAAACACCTCCAGTATCTTTACATAAGACTCTATCATATATATTGAATTGAATCTTTCTAGGCTTAGGCTTCTTTTCTAGTTTATCCCATATTAGTCCCTTCTTTTTTAATGCCCTAAGAAAGAGATCAATATCAATACTATTAGCTAGATGCCATTCACTTAAATTTCCAGCAGTAATGGTTGAGTCTAAAATTTCTAGTGTTCCATCATTTTTTAGAACAATATCTGTAGCAACATTTAGTTTATATTCAGTGTCCATTCCCCTGAAAACTATTATATTGGCAGATCCATTGTTATTTCTCCTTACTAAGATATCCCCGTTCTTAAATAATGTCTTTTCTTTTTCATTCCAATATTTTCCACAATCCTGTTTAATTTTCTCGTTTAATGAAGTTTTAGCAAATTCACCTGCTAAAAATTGAGATTCATTTCCAAGAAGACCTACTGCTCCATTAAATTGTAAATCTGGATCACCTATATTCCAATTAATATAGTAGAAGGTAACTCCATTCTCTATCCTATCTAGAATATAAATAGATGTTAAAACCTCATCTGTAATGATAGAAATAAAATCCCCACTCTTAAAATCTTTCTTAATAAATTTTAGCTGTAGATTTTTATTCTTATTGTAACAGATTCCTCCTGAAGTCCATTTACAAACATCTGAGTGGTCATCATATTCTATAGATCCCTGAACTGGATAATCTCCTAAGGCATCTGTTCTAAATATAATAACTTTGTTTTTTCCATTATTAACTGCTACATTTTGATTTCCTCTTTTGTAATCATTAATATTAAAATCAACTATTCTCATATTTTTATTTTTTAATTAATTCATATATAAGAAAATAGAAGGAATAAAAAAGAAAGGAGAATTAAACTCCTCTCTTTATTACCACACACCAGGATAAAATAGGCTGATAAATTTAGTCTTATCTTCCAACTTATCTACTAGTTTTTCCAGGTCCTTATCGTCCATCTTCTTATAAAGTACATCCACTTTTTCATAACCTGGACGCCTATATTGTAAGAGGACATAATTTTTAACACCTTTCTTAAATTCTTTTTTAGTATTATCCGTCATATGATCTAAGGATGATTTACTAGCTGAACAAATTCTATCCAGCTTCATTCTAACATCAACGTACTCAAGATTTCTAACCAATATTTTACTTGGCTCGATCTCTCCAATACACTCCTTATCTAATTCAGAATAAACAAAATCCTCTTCTTCCGGAATCCACTCTGCACCAATTGTTTTAAGATATTGTTTTCCTGTCTTTGTTTTCCTATAAATAACCCTGATCCTACTAACCAAGAGCTCTCCTTTATCCTCTGTTGCTTTATATACGGTTGGGGGGGGGGGGTTTACTAACTACTTCTAGCTTTTCCTCAACCTCTGTACTAATAATCTTTCCTATTAATTTGGAAAGAATTCTTTTACATGCACCATCATCATAATGACGCATAACAGACATGTAATATGTCCCTTTTTTATTTCCCGTTACTATTCCAGTTGACGTGGAAATTAATTTTCTACTTCTAATCATAATTTTTCTATTTTTATAATTCTGAAAGACAATATTATCCTTCATATATAAGGGTTCTAGAAATAAAAAAGAAAGGGCCCAAACCCAATCTTTTTCTAATATAAAATAGTTAGAATCCAATACTGGCTACTCTATCTATTTCATCTTGTATTTGCTGTTTAACAGACATCGACAAAAATTCGACATCCTCTGCCTTTTTTACATCAAATCCCTTTCTGTTCCAGAAATTGAAGTTTCTTTTCCTGTCATTATCGGAAAAGTATCTGATCAGCCTCTTAGTTAACCGATCTTCTTCATTTTCTGCCTTAGGAGTTTTTTTCTCCCAGGCATTGTTGTCTTTTACCTCAAAGCCATTTTCTAGCTTATTCAGCAATTCATCAATAAAATCGCTCATATTTTTTATTTTTAAATTAAGGAACTACACTATTGTCTTTCCTATACATATATAAGGATCTTAATTATTTTTTAGACGGAATAAAAAAGAAAGGGACGAATCCCAATCTTTTCTCTCTCAGTATTACCACTCGCCATTAAGACGAGCAATTTCCTTAAGAACTTTTTCTTTTTGCCATTCCGACATCTTTTCTATG